GTGGGCGTATGAATCAAGCGCAGCTTATCCAAAGAGAGTTAAGTCGGTCCGCCTCGCGGATCACTTCGGTGCTCGACGTAGCAGGACTGCGGCGGCGGCTTCGTGGGCCGCTGAACCCAGCCGACGCCTGCTTGCTATCGCGCCGGATGAATATGGATGTGCTGGTGGCTCTGGGCGGGCTGAAGAAAATTTGCTGCCCGCGAGGGAAGAAGCAGTATAAGAACCCACCCTGGATTATGATGCCCAGCGAAGGCAGAAGGTTTAAGCCTATTGGCATCCTCCCAGTTCCTGCCCCGCCCTTCACTGGGCTCGACACGCCAGTCCTCACCGTCCGCGTTCCCCTTGGCTACGATGGGGTGATTACGGATCTGGTATGTGAGATCCTTCCCGGCCCAAGCGGAAGCACAGGATTTATTGAAGGTTCAGGCGATCTGACTTGGCGGTTAAGCTCAAATGGGCGTTTCCTTCGTGACGAAGGCAACATCCTCACCACGTTGGGTAGCTTGGTGACGCCTACCCCGGTGCCTCGCGGCGGCTTGCGGGTATGGTCAGACGATCTCTTAGTCTTCTCCGTGGCCTTCGCCGTGGGCGCTGATGCCCGTATTGCCGCCGACGCAAATGTGGTGTGCTCGATCACAGGGTGGTGGTATCCGCGCTAAGAAGAAAATGCAGTGGTTATTAATCTGAAATGCCTGCCCTCGTTACAGCCCCGCCTGTCTTCGTGGACGCCACAAATGCGTCTTGTCCGTTCTTCGTAGCTATTCACCCCTGGGGGCCTTTTCAAGTCGGCGCGAATCTTTATCAGGTTCTTACTTACAATGCGCCAGGGATGGGAAGTCCTGCGATTGCCGTCTACCTAAGCACGGACAACGGTGCAACTTGGACTGAACAGGACGCCGCCCACCACATCATACAGTCTGGAAACATAGTAGGCAGAAGCGTGGCCTTCAACGCCGCCACAGGAATCATCTTGATTTTGATTCAGACCACGAGCGGCCCCAACTTCGTATTTGAGATTCAAACCTTCTCAACTGCCACGAACCTCTACACCGGCACCAGTGCTGTTTCCGGCGCGGTCCACAATGCTACATCCCCCGCCGTTTATCAACAATCTGGCGGCACCACCGTCATCATTACCAACAATGGCCTTGCCGCCAATCAGGCCGTAAGCTCCCTCGCATTGGCGGGCGGAGTATGGACCGGCCCGACAGCCTTAACCGCTCTCTCCAGCGCCTCCACCGTATACGGAGTATTGGTGGATTCTTCCGATAACGGCTACGTCTTCTACGACGACCCAGCAGGCGATCTGCATTTCTTAATCCTCTCCCCAGCTTTAGCCGTGCTCGCCTCCTCCGTGATCTCTACCACCTGGGACAATCAGGTGATCGATCAACGTATCTGGAAGGGCAACGTAGTCGTAGCCTTTACGGAAGACACGGCTGGAACCGGGGCGGCCAGTCTGAAAGTGGCCATCGCTCCATTGGGCACCACGGCCTTCACCACTTACTTGGTCTTCACTATCGTCCCTCCCATGAGCGTCAGTCTACTCACCTTCAGCCCCACTCTCGCTGTAGACCGCAACGGTAATCTAGTGGTGTTTGTCACCCTCAACAATAACGGCGATGGCAGTCTTCTTCAGCTTCTCCAGTTCACCTTTAACGGCATTTCCTCATGGGGTCCGCAAGTCCTCTTCTACGACGCCATCACCAATCCGCCTCCCAGCGTAGACCCCAACCCCATTGATGATTTCATCTTCTCCGGGTCCGCCCTGCAACTCAGCAACGGCGCGTGGATGTATCTCACTGGGATGGTGGCTAAGATTGGCTTCACCAGCTTCGTAGACGCCAGCTACGTCCTTTTTTCTCCGGCATCGGTTGTTATCGCCTCCTCTGGCGGAGGTGGCACTCGTGGCGGGCACCGCACCCTCTCTCTCACCGATGCCGACTTCTGCCTTTACCGCCGCTTCCGCCTCATTCTCCAAATCGATCCCTACGCCCTCTCATGCGCCCGTAAGCCTTCCTGCTTTCTTATCGACGAACGCGAATGGTACGGCGAGCAATGGAACGAAGACGAAGAACTAGGCGTAGGCCCCCCATTAGACAACGCCGCCATCGCTCTCAACCCACGCGGCTCCGTCGTCCTCCCCGCCCCGGCAGACGGCGACGTAACCATCCTCTCTTTCCTCGTCCCCTACGGCTACGACGGCATCTTATTAGGCCAATTCCACGGTTATTATGCTGTGCCTGTGCTCCCTGGGCCGCCTCCCCCTAATTTCGTTCAAGGCTCCGGTGACATCCAATGGCGAATTTCGGCTAATGGGCGATTCGTGAAGGATTGCGGCAACATGCTCGTGAGTATCGGCTCCATCCGCTCCCAATCCCCTATCGCGGGCGGCATCCAATTGCGATCCGGGGATCTCGTAAAATACCTCGTCAACGTCCCCAACACTTCCGGCGCTTTAGCCCCCGGCGTAGGCTCTATCGTAGCTGGTCTCCATGGCTACTTCTATCCACGTCACTAACACGAAAATGACTCTCATACAAACCATTCTCGGCAGCAAGGTCTTCACCAACCTCCGCATCACAGCCTTGCTCTCATGTTCCCTATGGCTTCTTTTCTGTGCTTCTCTGAACATTATGGTTCTCGCGCAAGGCCGCCCACGCATCCCCGACGATTCCGCTTCCGCCCAGTATCTCCAGAACATCGCCAACGAACATCGCTTCTCCGTTCTGGAAACTAAGCTAGATAATATTGACAGCCGCACCTCTTTCCTCCAAAACTCGATGTGGGCCTTAATCGTCGGCATGTCCGGACTCTTAGGGGAACGTGGCATCGGCCTACTCCGCGAACGCCGCAAACAAACTCCATACTTACAAGAAGGGGGCGATTCCAATGCCTAAACTTAAACCTAAGCCTAGTTTTCTCCGGGAGAAGATGAAGAAGATCGGACTCGGATGCTTAAGTGTGATCGTACTCATCGTGGCCGTGATGGCGACGTGTGGAAGGGCGAGGGCGCAAGGGCCTACGCCGGTGCCGCCGGATTGCCAGATTTTTCTGAATAGTTGGACAAGTGCCAGATCATCCACGGCATTCCCCAATTACTTTACGGGGTGTACCTCATGGACACTCCAGTATACGAGTGTTGGGTTCTCCGGCTTAACTCTCACTGTCCAATCAGCCCCGGCGGCGACGGCTACAACCCCCGGCGCATTCGTGAACTTTGCGGGGACCGTGGCGACGGGGATCAATCCCAATACCAGCACGACGGGCGCGGTGAGCACGTTCTCAAACGGGGCGGTAGATATTCCGTGGGTAAGGGTGACATTAAGCGGATTGACCGGATCAGGGACGGTCTTTGGCGTCCTCTACGGGTACAAAACAGGCTACACAGGGGGCGGCGGATCGGCTCCAGGGAGCGGGTGCGTGGGCACAGTGGGGACGCCTTGTGTGGTGATGGGCCGACTGCGGCGGGATCGCCTAGTGTGAATGCTCCCGTGCAGGTGGCGGGGAATGACGGCACCAACATTCAGAATATCAAGACGGATACAAGCGGGGAGATCATCAACAATCCTCTGGGGGCGGCGACGGCCCAAGCGGATGGGGCTACGAATACGCCTACGGTGCCGGAGGCGAATGGGGCGGCGATCAAGATGCCCACGTATCCGTTTAAGTTTAATAGCTCGACTTGGGATAAGGATTTTGCCTGTACGAATCAGGCCAACATTACGGTATCGTCTGGGACGAGTGCGAAGATTATTAGCGGGGTAGCGTCCACGCAAGTACGGATCTGCCACATCAGTATCTCTTCTTCGACGGCGGCTGACTTTACGATTCAGCAGGGAACCGGGAGCGTGTGTGGGTCGAGCACGGTAAGTATCACGGGGACTTATAAGAATGTGACTGCGGTGGCGTTGGACTTCCAGCCTACGGCGGCGCTCAGGACTACGGTGGCGGCGAGCGACGTATGCGTATTGTTCGGGGCCACGGTGACGGCGGGCGGAACGGTGATTTATGCTCAATACTAGACCTAAGATTCGTTGGTTGCTGGCGTTCGTGCTGGTACTAGCTTGGTTCGGGAGAGACGGGGGAAGGCGGCTTGATGCTAGTAGCATAACTTCCCTACCGTCCACGGTAGTACAAACCAACCAATCCAACGCCTACACTACGGGGACACAGAATTTTTCTTCCGCTGTGCACACCGCGCCTACGATTGTGGTGGCCAACACAGGGGCGCTTCCCGCGTCGGGATGCGTGAACGGGGAGTTAGCCGTAGTGACCGGGGCCACACTAGGACAGCAGCTTTACGAAAACAGCGGCGTGGGAACTTGTGTGTGGACGCAGCAGCTTAATACTGGATCTTCGAGTGGCGGCGGCTTCGGCGGATATTCTTCGGCGGCGGCAGTCACATTCACTGGCACGCAATTCTTTCCTATCGTAGGAGGCGGAGCGCCAAGCTCCACCGAAACGAACGTGGATGTGGATTCCCCAGCGGCGTCCACCGTGACGAACCTATTTGTGCAGCTTGTTACTGACCCAGGGGCCGGGAACTCCATAACCTTGACATTCCGTAAGAATGCAGCGGATCAATCCGTGACGTGTGTAATCACGGGGAGTGGAGGTGGGAATAGCAAGAGCTGTAACGATACGACGCACAGCTTCAATGTGAGCCAGGGCGATCTGCTTACGCTTAAGTCCGTGGTGGGTGGGACGATTGTGGGGACAATTAACCTCACTTTTACGTTTCAGTTCGGGAATATCACAGCAACAGGAACGGTGAACACGGGGACGATTAACCAGACGGCGGCCTACTCTGCCAATGGGGCAGCAGTGAGTGGGAGCACTAATCTATCCATCCGCAGCTTCGGCGGTGGATTCGATGGCGGTGGATCGGCTCTTACTAGCGGGGCAACTCAGACTACCTATTTCACCGTCCCATTCGCCTGCACGATTACAGCATGGAATATCACGGTTGATACTGGCACCATCACCTTCGACATATGGAAAGTGGCGACAGGCACGGCGATTCCTACGTCCGGTAATTCGATCACGGCGGCAGCACTTCCGGCGATCTCAAGCGGCACGGCGGTTCATTCGACTACATTGAGTGGGTGGACTACAAGTGTGGCGGCAAATGACATCATAGGCGTGAATATTAACACTGTGGCCACGGCCACGAAAGCTTCCTTGGTGGTGCAATGCAACGCTACTTTCTAAAACTCAAAACGCTGTTGGGCGTATGGCTTGTTCTTCTTTCGCAGGCTCCGGCCTACGCCGCGTTCGGTGTAGCTGCTAATTGGGATATTCAGACGACAGGGGCAGATACCAATGGCGGAGCATTCGATGGAGGAGTAGCATCTCCCGGCACAGATGAAAGCACTGGAGCAGGCACAGCAATCACAGTAACCCTCGCAAGCGGCACCACGGGCACATGCTCCCCGGCCTGCACTTCAACTACGCATGGGCCTGGAAATTTCATCAATATTGCAAGTGGTACCGGCTGTACGACTGGTTTGTTTGAGATTCTCAGTCAAGCAGCAGGCACAATCACAGTCGACCATACGATGGGTAGTGCTACAAATGCCTGCGTCGGTGTGGTCGGTGGTCCCCTCTTAACCATCTCAAAGTTCTATTCCAGTGCGGTGAATGGGAATATCGCACATCTCAAAAACGGCACTTATACGGTCACAACCGGCCTAGGCAATACAACCCTCCAGAACATCGCGATCATCGGCTACCAGACGAGTCACCATACGATCTCAAACTGCGAGGCCCAGAGCGACACAAGGCCGCTGGTCACCAGCTCAACCAACTCAGTTAACATCTTCAACACTGGCCCAAACGCGGCCCAGTTCACGTTGTTCTGTAACATCACGGTCAGCAGCACGGCGGCAACAAAAGGAGACTGTTTTCATGCAACTAATCTGTGGGTGGGACTCACAATTATCAACGCCAAGCTCTCCGGCTGCAATATCGGGATCAATGGAGAAGATCAGGTAGATTTTCCGATACAGTATCTCCTGGTTCGCAACACGGAAATCACCGGGACAGTAAGCCACTGCATTAATAACACTGAGGGCGGAATTTTCAAGAACAACTACATCCATGCCTGTGGCGGCGACGGGTTCACTTATGGTGCCCACTCCGCCATCGGAGGTTTTTACGCCCAATTCATCGGAAATGTAATCGTCTCCAACGTGCATGGCATCAACGCAACACACGGATTAGCAGCATCTACGGCTGGCCCGCAGTTGGATCTTCAGAACAACACCATCGCCAACAATTCCAGCGACGGCGTGACTGTTGTCACTTCACTCACAGGCGCAGCATCACTACAAATGATCTGCAATGTGATCTACGGAAATACAGGCTGGGGGCTGAACGGACCGGCAACGCCGGGAGCAATTGTGGTAAACCGCACGAACGCCTACGGGTCGAACGGCTCTGGAAACATCAACAATATCGTAGCTGGAAACGGGGATGTCACTCTCAGCGCGGGGCCTTTCACAAACAGCGGCAGCGGGGATTATTCCTTGAACTCTACAGCCGGTGGCGGTGCAGCGGCGCGGGCGGCTTGTTGGCCGGGGGCATTTCCAGGCGGGACCACGACTGGAAACTTAGACATCGGCGCAGTGCAGCATGCCGATCCACCCACCAACTCAGGACAAAAAGGCTTCCCCATCATTCAATAAAACAAAAGAGATGGCCTACATCAATGCACGCACGCCTCCAAACTGGGCTAGACGCTCCCTCCTCCGTCCTATCCCTCTTTCCGGCCTAGGCACCATTGATCAGGTGATGGCCACCATCTCCAAGACCGAATCTTCCAAACCGGGCCTCAACAATCCCGGCAACCTCATTTACGTAGGCCAACCCAACGCCTCTCCCTCCTCCAACTGCTTTACCGACACCAACACTGGTGCTCAAGACTGCATCGCCCAATTCTCTTCTCTCGACGCCGGAGTACAAGCGGAGCAAGCTCTTATTCAGAATCTCGCCGCATCCGGCCTCACCATCTCCCAATTCACTGCCCGTTACGCCCCCGCTGGATCTGGCAACAACCCGGCTGCTTACGCTCAATCCATCGCGGCAGCTACAGGGCTTAGCGTAGACGACCCTCTTTCCGCCGCCATCGCCGCTGCCGATTCTTCCGCCTCCCCCTTCATCCCATATGGCCCTCCACTCCCGCCGGACTTCACGGTTTCTCCGGGAGACTCTGCGGGCACGGGGACGGATTTAATGGCTTCCCTAGGCCTGGGAAGTGGTGTAAGCTTGGGGGTGGTTGGGCTGGTAGCGATAGGGGTCGTCGCGTTGGCGCTCGTTTCTAGGCGTTGAGGGGGCATCGTAGGAGGAAGGCATGGGAACGTTCTGGGATCTGTTAAAAGCAAGGGTGCTGGGGAGGCCGGTGGCCAATGTATGGATTTGTAATGGGGCGGTGTGGAGAAGGGTGAAGTTTACGCCGTATTGGCGGCTGGAAAGGCTCTAAGATGAAGAAAATAGTCGTATTGTTGTCCGTTTTGGTGCTTGCGCCGTTTGTGGTGGCTCAGAAGCCGTCAGCGATCAACGCAAATCAGATCCGGTGTCCGGCGATTGCGGTCGCGCCGGGGGCGTCTCAGCCGGAGTTTATGGTGGTGGGGAAGCCGGTTGTCACGGGGCTGGGGACTTTCATTCTGTTTACGTGTGTGCAGGTGGACGCGGCGACGTTGCCGCTCGATCTGAGCACGACGCCTCCGACACAGCGAGGGGCGGGGGGAACCGGCGGGCCGGTTTTTGTTGGGCCTGTGATCCCGGCGGGGGCGCAGGATGGGGTGAATCTGGTGTTTACGCTGCCGGACTCGCCTAACCCGCAGACAGGACTGCAATGCATACGGAACGGCTTGGTGCTGACGGCGGTGATTGGAGCCAGTCCGCCTGTGGACTTCACGCTTGCCGGGGCCACGATGACGTTTGTGAATGCTGCTGCTACGCCGCAGCCTGGGGATTCTTTCTCCTGCACGTATAGGAAGTGATGAACAAGGCTTTAATCAGCATGCTTTGTGGTTTGGCGTTGGGTCTGGTGCTGACTTTTAGTCTTGGGCAAACCAGAGTCGTAGGAATACAGATTCGCGACTTCACGCCAACAATTCAAGGGAGTCTGCTTACTGTGGCGGCTGGGCGGGTAAGGTTTCTAACACGCGTATGCGACAACTTCACTTCCACTTCTTCCGCTCGCTTGCTATCTGGCTCTTCTGGTCCGATGGTAGGCAAGTTATACGTCAGTGATTCGTGCGCTCTGGTGTTGGAGTACCCGAACGCTTTCACGTTGAACTTCGATACGACCAATATTAGTATCACAGCTCAGGCGGTTATCAATCCGAGTGTGCCGGATACGGCGTTTCCCGTTGCTGATGTGACGATTGCTGACGGCCAGTTCACTGCACTTTCCGATAAGCGTTCTGTGTACTCGCAAAATTCGGTGATGGCTGGAGACGGGATCATTATCGATTGCACAATCGGCCCGTGCTTAATCTCTCGCGATCCTGCAATCGTGCCTGATTTGGGAGGGTACAATGCCTATACGGGCAGCGAGGATGCCAGCAACGCAGCCAAGACGATTCCAGCGCGGCTCATTTCGGCTGATCCTCCTAATTGTACGCTCGGAGAAATGTATTTGATGACGGTGGGCGGTGTAGTAAAGGCCGTGAAATTGTGCTCTGCTCCGGGGACTCTAAGCACGATATGGCAAGCTCCGTGAAGACTCTCCTTTTAGCTGTGCTCGCAGCCTTATGCTTTGCTCAGACTCGTGTTTCTCCTTCGCAGATTAGAAATCAAAATCAGGTAAATATTTGGTTTGGCCCGTATGCCGGAACGCGGATCGATCCCAGGAACCAGATCGCTTCGGATACCGTCAAGGCGCTTTTTACACCATGCACCGATTCTTCCGGATGGACTTGCCTGCTTATAGCGATTACTCCCGACATCCACGCCGACGCCAACTACCTCTTATCCTACGTGCCGGTTTTTCAGAACGACCACTCCGGCACCATATTGCGCTTTGAGCACGCGCCTCCAGCTTGGTTTACGATACTGCGCCAAGACCCGCTATGGGATCAGTGGCTGCGCGAACACGGGCTCTGATTTTACGGGTTGTGTGAACGAGGATGAAGCTGAGCAAGCATGCCGCCACGATCCACCGCAAGCCAACTTCTTTCAATCCAGGTAGAGGTGGCTGGTCAGAGCGTGTTCTGTGCCCATGTAAGAACTGTCAGATGTGGCGGCGGAGGCATTTGCGCCCAGGGATCGCACGGGCGATCAACCGCGCTCTCAATGTGATGATCCGGGAGAATCGTGAGATCTCCAGAGGGATAGACAAAATCCTTAACAGTGCGGATTGACATGGAGCACCGGCAGGGGTATGCTTTAATCTGCTTTCGCACCCAACGCGAACTTCGGGCCGGTCTTCTAGAGACTAACCTTCAGAGACTCCAGACCGGCCCGAAGGAAACCTTCAGCCGCCTTTCACCAGACCGAATAATGTTTGTAAGAATAGGCCTGCCGCGATCAATCCAATCGAAGCAGGCCACGGGGCCGGATCTCGCCGCCAGAAGGCGATGAAGAACGCAGCCGCGTAACAGATCAGCGCAAGCCACATCAGAATCAGAATAGGACTACCCATAAGAAGAAGCTCCTTCGGGAGAATTGTATAGCATGTGGGAGGCCGAATGATGATTCTTAAGCGTTCATCAGCACGCTTCTCACGCTGCTGGCATGCCACTTCTCCCCGCGCCGGGGCTTGATCCCCTCGTCATTAAGCGTCTGGGCAATCTTCTGGAGCCCTTCCCCCGCCGCCCGCGCTGTGGCGATCCGCTTCAGCACCAGCCTTTCTCCCGGCTTTTCTCCGTACCGCTTGGCCCCCTCGCATCTCTCCCCATTCGCCCGCTTCCGCTGCCGCGCCCCCCGGAGCTTCAACACGATCATGGTCTTGTCGTACTCCGCGATCGCGCCCATGATCTGGCGGAGAAGCTTTCTGGTGGGATCGTCGGTGCACAGGTCCGGCTCTGCCACAGAAACGATCTTAATCCCCCGGCGCTTCAGATCCTTCAAAATGTGCTCTTGAATCATCAGATCCCTGGCAAGCCGGTCTAGCCTTTCGATTACGATTCCCTCCCCACCGCTCGCCATGATCCGCTCGATCATCTCGACCCAGGCAGGCCGGTCCATGCCGTCTACAGTGCCCGTCACGCCCTTCTCCTGGTACACATCGATGATCTTCACCCCCTGGGCCTTCGCGTACGCCTGGATCGCCGTAAGCTGCCTAGTGAAGCCATCCCCTTCGATCTGCCCCTTGCCGCTCACCCGGAGATAAGCAAATGCTAGTCCTAGGGGTTTTTCTGCCGTTTCCATCACTTTTCACTGTACACAATTCCGGCGAATAGTGTAAACTGTTGAAGATGCAGAAGGGCATCACCACGAAGGCTATGCTTGAGGGGCGCGATACGATCCCGCCGACGATTTTTCAGAAAACAGAAAAGGAAAAGGCCACTCGATGAAGCATCTTCTCCCCGCTGACATCGACTACTCGATTCTCCCGGAGCACCTCACCGGCGGGATGAAGCGGTATCTGGAGCACGGCATCCTCCCCGGCCACTTCTTACAGGCTTGCCTGAAGAACGATCTGCGGGAAGCCGTGGGGCGCGTGGACCAGATCACGGATCTTAGGCAGGTGTGCCTCTTCCTCTACAACGAAGCTCCGGCCCCTTCCCACGGGTCGGAAGAGAAAATGATTCAATGGACGAAGGACCAACAAGAAGAGGCTGCATGATTCTCTGTTGGCTGTTCGGCCACAAACCTATGCGGCTTCCAAGCGGCAGATTGCCCTACGCCGTCCGTGACATACTTCACTTCCCGATCATCGGGATCGAGTTGTGTGAACGCTGCAAAACTGTCTACTGGGAGGGATTATGAACCGTCGCCAGATCCGTGATCATCGCCGCATCCCCCTACGCTTCCGCTTCACCAGCAAGCGAGGTTCAGGAACCACCACATGGCCTCTTCTTCGTAAGGACCCTGAGACCGGCAAGCAGCCCCTCAACCCATCTGTCCACGTAGCCTCCGTCATCACCATGCAAGGAAGGAAGATCGATGTCTGAAACCAATGAAGTGTACTGCAAAAATTGTGGCCTAGTTGACGCCCCCGGCGTGGACCAAGCTTGTGAGGTAGCTAACGGTGCTCCACACGAATGGACACAAGATCCGGCTTTCCCTTCCAACGCCGACATGAATACCTTGCTCTCCGCCGCCGACGTAGCCGACATCCAATCTCTTTCTGAGGACGATAAGGCCCGCCGCCTAAAAATCTTCTCCAGCTCTATGGGGGAGATGTTGGCCGACCAACTTGGCAAGCGTGGCGAGGAACGGGATGCGATCATCGAAGGCTACGGAAGAATGATCGAGAGCATCGTACCAAAGAACCAAAGCCCGAATGACTTCAGCGGGTCTTTTGCATTTCCGTCAGCGCCATCGATACCAGCGATGCCGAAGCTCCCAGAACCCCCTTCTCCTATCGGCATAGAAGTAACCGACGAAGAAATCACCGTGGTCGATTTCAGTGAATTCGTCACCGAAGGCGCAAGTATCTTCCGTTACCTTAGAGAAGGTGACGGCGATGTGTACGTGGAGATCACGATCAAAGGCAACGTGGAAGCGTTCTCTCCTGGAGTGACAGCCAAATTCCTTCTCTATCTTAGAGGCCTGTCTGAGTACCTGAAAGCCTTGGCGGACGCTCTGGGAGCGTCTGGAGCGGTTTTATACCCCGTTCCAGCGTCCGTAGGCCATGGCACCCGTCGTTCTCCCCGTGTAATTGCCGCTGAGATCGATGCTGTGTTAGCTCTTCCCATGCTCAAAGCCGTTCTGGAGAAAGAGGCCGCTTCCCATGCCTAGCCTCCATCTCACCCCCGGCATGGCTGTCCGCTTCCTCCCGCTTCCCGGCTCCTGCCTCTTACGCGTCTCCCCCACGCCGCTCATGCACGGCTCTCTACATCTCCCGGAGAACGCCGCCGAAGCACATGAGCAGCTTAAGGCGATGCGCGAGGGGGTGGTGGTGAGGAATAATCCGCAGCGGGATAAGTATCTGAAGACGGAGTGGCTGGAGGAGGATTTGGGTAGGCTGGTGTACGGGGTGAGGGTGTTTTATCAGGGGCATATGGATGAGATGGATAATCAGTACGTGGTGGTGAAGCACGGGCAGATTTGGGGGGTGCTTGAGGAATGAGCGAACGAATCCAAACTTGGCTTATGGCGTTTGGGCTTGCGTCATTTTTGGTCGGATTATTGATCAGATTTGGGGAGTGTTGGAAAATGAATGACGAAGAGTTCGCTGAATGGTTAAAAGGCTGTTTTGAAAACGATGAGAAGGCCCGCCGTTTGATAAATGGGCAAGAAGAATTACCAGAGCAACTGACGGAAGATCAGCGGGCCTTTATGCAAGAGGTTTTGGATCAGGGACGTGCCCTTATCGTCGAATCACAAACGCGGGAATAGCCCCCGCATCTCCGTCCCTCCTTCTCGTTTGTACATCTCCCCCACCACATCTCTCTTCTGATCCGGCGTCAGCGCCTCCCAGATAAATTGGGGCATCCCAATATACGCCCACCGCTCTCCCCCCGCGTGCGTATAGAACCCAATCGCATCAATCACCTTAATCGTCAGCGCCACCGGATCGCCCAGCAGCTTGGCCGTGAAGTAAGTGCGTCCCCCAGCCTCAAACGGATCGCCCGTCACATAATCCGTGTTCTCCACCAGCCCGCCTTCTTTAGCGATGTCGATGGTAAAAGCAGTTGGGTTTCGATTACGATCCGTGCGGAAGCTTGAGGTTGAGGGAAGCATTTCAGTTGATGCCTTTCAGATCGGCGTCAAGCGCGTTGAAGTCGAAACCGGATGGAGCAAGACCGTTTGTCTCGATCCAATCCTGTGAAAGCACACAATAGGCTTCGTCGGCGTAACGCTGGAAGAAATTCCAGCTCATGTTCAAGATGCTCCCCCAGGTGACGACCGTGATCGATTTGGGACTATAGCCCACGATAGGTACGCAGTGACCGCCCCAACTCCCCGCCTGGGCCGATGTGGGGTCTGAGTCATCGACATGCCAACCAGTCTGCCCTTGCGCTGAGATAGGAAGCGCCAAGCCCAGATAGCAATTCCCGAACAACGACACGGAGTACTTAAGATTCCTGACTGCCAACTCCCCGCCCTGCAAATTGATCCCCGCGTACACCGAAATCTTATGCCCCGCGATCCCGGTCTTGCGCCAGTAATTCAGCGCATCGAGCATATTGCATCCGTTGTCGGTCGAAGGATCACCAGGGACGTACCCGCCGATGTCTTCGTAAGCAATCAGGATCTCTTCATCGGTGACCGGCACTGGCTTCAGCGTATACGTGGTCCACTGCTCGATCATGTGGCCCGACGCCGCCGGGACGCAATCTCCCAGCGTATCGTTCATAAGCATCCCCCAAGCCGATACCTTGGTCTGGTAATAAGCCTGTGGCGGCGGTGGTGGAAGGGCCTTGGTGTACCGATCCAGCATCAGCGTCCGCCTGTCGAACTTCGGCGCGTGTTTTCCAAGTTTGTGAAGCTGCATAAGTCTTCCTTTCTCCTATTGCGTGATAATCACCGAGATCGCCGCCGCCCACGGGGCAAAGGTCGGCGGAGGCAGGTACCGATAACACACCGCCCCCAGCCGGGACCACAACTCATTTTCCACCTCCGGCGGCCAATACGACGCCGTTCTGTTGATGATGCTGAGTTCGGCGGTCAGCGCCGTCAAGTTATCCGTCAGCGCAGACGGCGGCTGAGGCGGAATCGCCGCGATAATCTGAGCGATCACAGTCTGAATATTCCTCATCTGGGTCGATCTCCTTTTCCTGTTGAATAAAGATTCGGATCATTTTCGTCGCGGCTGATAAAGTATCGCCGGATGTCATCCCGTAGCCCCGGCTTATCCGGAGTGAGCTGATAGATGCCCTGCCAATCCGTCTTCAGATCGTAGGTCGGCGCAAACTTATGCTTCACCAGAATCAAATCCCTGGAAGCATACGCCCGCCGATTCTTACTCCCATGGAAGAAATGGGTTGCGAATCCATCGACGTATCCGATGTTCTTCTTCAGCTTGGCCGCGTTCTGCTGCCACGCATGGATGTATTGACGATAATCGGGCGTGTACCCCTCGATGTGCATGTCCGGCGCTTCTTCCCCCACTAGTCCGAACGTCTGGAACCAATCCCCATGGCCCAAGATGCACCGATCCAGCAACCCACCGCACATATCGAACGGCGCACGCTTGAACGCCCAAGCCCCGCCTGTGGCCCCCACGCCCTTTAACCCCCTCCCCATCGCCATGGCGTAGTGGTAATCGTCGCAATCTTCAAAACCGGCTTTCTTCCAGCCGCCGTTCTCATATCCGTCCGGCAGCTTGTACCCATTCTGAATGTAGTTGTAGGCGAACCCGTAATTGGTCCCAATCACTTGATGCCCAGTCCCGTATGTCTCTCCGCTCAGATCGGCATAGTTGCTGAACATCTGCACCCAGTCATAATGCTGGAGCTGGTGAATCGTCTCCAGCGCAATATCATGCCGAGTGAAGTGAAAGTCCGCATCCACCACCGCCCCATACTTCCATCCCGGCGGGAACCGTTTGATGACTTGATTGAGAATATTCTCTTTATGAAAGAGTTCGCATGTGGTTCTGAATTGAACGTCTCCAAGGCGTTGGCTTGGGTCCGTCACTTCAAAAGGCCGGTCCCCATACGCCAACTCCCCCATATACAGTCTGACATTCGGCATTCCATTCAGATGCCGCCGAAAGTCATTCGCCAGTTCCCTCCGGGTCCGCCACCGAAACGGATTAGAGTAACAAGCTGCCACATGGAGCGTCTCGTCCTCGCTCCATTCCGCCCACGGCTGATGCACATCAGGATGATGCCTAAAATGCTCCACTGGCATAGTTTTTCCGTTTTTCGCCCTTTCTCGTTTGTTTGCTGCCTGTAAACACAAGCAATCTTAACCCTTCCCCCGGCTGCTTGCAAATAATTTCTCTCCTGCCCCTAAGTCTGTTATTCTTTACTCCGGGAGAAAAACAGAGAGTATGAAGAATCTTATGATTGTAGCGATTTTGAGCCTTTGCTTAGGCTTAAGCGGATGCTCACACTTGACTGGGTTGTTGGATGCGGTGGCGGTGGCGGCGGCAGCGGCTCCGGCGGCGATTGCGGCGTTAGAGGCAAGCGGGGTGGTGAGCACGGCGGATGGGAATAAGGTGATGGCGCTTACGGAGACGGTGGCACAGGATACGGGGAAGGCTATTACGGATTCGGAATCGGGGTTGAGTACGGCGAAGATCAGCGCAGCCATCATTGCGGATTACTCGAATCTGCCTGCCACGATTCCGGGGCTGAGTCCACAAGCTCAGGCGGTGGCGCAAGGGGTGCTGGCAGCGGTGCAGGCGGTATTGGTGGCGGTGGGTACGGGGAAGACGAATGAAAAGACGTTTAAGATGACGCATGATGTGAAGATGAAGCTGGAGACTACGCGGGGGAAGTGTGAGAAGGCGGCGGGGGATGCGAAGGCGGCAAGGAAGTAAGAAAAATAAATGGGCGGCCATATAGACCGCCCAACCGGATTTTTTAGGTCCGGGGAGTCGTTTTCTTATTCACTACTCCCAGAAGAATCTGACGGCATCAGCCACAAGCGAGAATGCCAGCTTGGGATTCTTGGGGTCGGCATACGGCGTGTGGTCGATGCCGGTAAGTGGGGTGGTCTGCCGGTCAAGCAGCTCGCCCGCCGTCTCCCCCACCGAAAAAGTCTTCTGATCGACAGAGTAAGTGCCCGTTACGTCGTACACGTTGGGGGCGTCCGCCTTCATGAAGACGAATTCTGTGTCGGGTTCAGTGTCGAGCACCACAGTAAGCGTGGCGTTGCCGCCGTTGCCGGGGGCGTTCAATAGGCCCGACATTGCGCCCATGAGCGCCGTCGCTTCCGATTGGGTGCAAAAGAATTTATCGTTTCCAGGAAGAACCCCCGGCAGCAGCATGGGGAAGTTCCCACGCGGCATAATCTCAAGTACGTCGAAGGACCCCAGCTTGGGGCTAGTCTTATGCATCATCTCTACAGCATCCTTTCTTGTTTACTCTTCCTTTTACGCCGCTGTGACTAAGCGGGCGTGCAGCTCATCAAGACTAACACCCATGGCCTTGGCCAGCTTCCCGGCCACCGGCAGACTAGGCATCCGCTTCCCATTTAAGATCAGGCTTACGTGGCTGCGGTTCACTCCGATCTCGCGGGCCAGCTCGCTGATCCTCAAATCCTTCGATTCTTCGGATTTCTTTTCAGTCTTCATACTCATTTATTACCGGGGGCCGGTCGGGAGAAACTGACGCCCCTCCCGGAACGCGCCAGCATCGCATGACTGATTAGCAAGTGAGTGGACCGGCCCCCTCTGAGGCACATTATCCGGCTAGTCCCAAGCGGAAGTCAAATAATAGTAGGTTTCTCCCGCGTCTTCTCCCGCTTGTGCATAGAGGGAGAAGGGCATACAAGATTTTGCGTATAAATAAGTGTTGACTCTCAGCAACGCTAGATCTATGATGAATTCCCTGATGGAAAACCAAAAAACACCTAAGAGCGTGTTGCAGGCGTGGGTTATGGAACTCCCTCTGCGCTACCAGGGAACACTTCTAACCGCCGTGCGGGGTTGTGATCTACAGCCTAAGGCTTGGACCAGCACAGGGGTTGCATTTTCTCCGGGCCGCCGCATCACAGCGTTCATCCGTTGTTGTTTTATGAATCCGGCAGACGAGAGGGAAGTGGATCACGAAGAAGGCGCATTCTTCATGTCCACACCGCCGCGCCCATTCAAACCATCGAACTTCGGCCATCTTCCCCAGCATTGGTATTCGCATGTGATGCATGCTCTGGAAATTATTGGCTATCACCATCCCAGTAAGCTTATCCGTGAGATGGCTTTTCCTCTTTATGCTCAGATGGTTCATTCCATGCATCTCAATGTGGAAACGGTGGAACAACTCCACAACCGTCTGACAGAAGATAGAATCGCCAACCAATCGGTGGTTTCTTAAGAATTATGCCTCAAGTCCAGATCACCCCCGAACAGATCCCCGCCATCGTGGCTCAGCATAAAGCCGAAAGGGCCGCCATCGAAGAGGTCTTAGCCATCAAGACCGCCATTGTCGCCAAGCTTGACGAGATGGAGGGGAATATCGCAGCAGGCAGCTTATCCGCCGCCCTCACCAATTTCGTGGAGATCCAGCGCATCGAGTATGGGCTGACTCTTCGCGGGCTGGGCGAGAAGCTGAAGCAGATTGAAAGCGTGTTAGCGCAATTAGACGGCCCAATCCTTCAGCCGCACGGCTTCCGCGTACCCAAAGCTTAAGGGCCTTGAATGTCTTCTTCCCCTTCTTCCTCTTCCTCGCCGCGCCGTCGCCGCCGTTCCCAGGAAGACGAACAAGTCGTTGTCCCCTTCCAGGACGCCGACGTAGACGGCGAGCTTCTTCTGAAGGAGCTGGACGAATTCGTGATCCCCGGCTCCGACGACAAAGGCAGGAAGGTAACCGTAACGTTTAACATCCACCCTAATCTGGACCGTCAGCTCGACGTGATCTTAGGCTCCAAACGCTTCCCCTACGCCAACAAAAAAGACCTGCTCCGCCACGCCGCCGCCCGCCATTGCGCTTGGCTCTGCCAGATCCGTAAGACGGTGCCCGTTCACTATATGTCGATGTTTGAGGCCGACATCGAACTGATCCGTGAGGACGAAGCCGGGATGAAGATGGAAAGGGTGTTTCTGGCACTTGAGGATCGCGTGAATGAGCACGTGGGTAGAGGTGAGCAAGGCGAGAGCCTAAGATTGATAAGCCAGATCCACCAGCATCTCCTGAGGCTGAAGCCAAGTATGTGGATGCGTAAGTTCGGGGAGAGATTCTTCACGAAGTATGGGGTGTGGCTAAGGAGTACGAAGGGGCCGCCAGACGAAGACGAAGAGTAAGTAACGAAGGTTTTTTGAAAGGGCGAATATGACAGAGATACTTTTGAACGTTGAACAGATCGCTCGTGTCTGCCACGATGCGAATAGATCGTACTGCCAGACCATCGGCGACGATTCACAAAAAGAGTGGAAAGACGCGGAGGACTGGCAACGGCTATCCGCCATCAGAGGCGTGGAATATGCCATCGCTAATCCCGCCGCTCCAGCCTCAGCACAGCACGAGGCGTGGCGAGAGGACAAACTCAAGGACGGCTGGAAGTACGGCCCGGTAAAGGACGCCGCTAAAAAAGAGCACCCCTGCATGGTCCTGTACGGCTTGTTACCTGTCGAACAGCGCATAAAAGATTTCATCTTCAAAAACATCGTCCGTGCGTTCACCGACGGCCACCTTTCTGGAATCTGAAACGTGATCCCCGGCCTTACACCTTCCGACGTTGGCCTCCCCGCCAAATTCCGCACTTGGCGGCCTAACCAGACCCTTGCCCTCACTCGCGGCCTTGCCTCCACCCACGTCTATCAAGCCCACTCGATGCCGGTCGGCGACGGAAAATCCGCCTACTACATCGCCCAGGCTCTCCTCTCTTCCACCCGCGCCTGTATCCTCACCTCTACCAAGGGTCTTCAGAGTCAGTTGGTGTCAGACTTCAACTTAATAGGCCTCATCGACATGCGGGGGCGCAACAACTACCCGTGCATCGACAAAGACTGTCGTTCGTGCGAAGACGGCCAGTACCACCGTTGCCCGCCAGAAGAGTGCGCCTACGAGCAAGCCCGCAATAAAATGCTGGACGCCTCTCTCGTAGTGAGCAATTATTCTTACTACACCCGCTCCTATCGCTACGGGCGCGGTATGGGCGAGTTCGATCTCCTGGTATGTGACGAGGCACACGATTCAGATTCAGAAGTATGCGCCGCTATGGCCATCGAAGTGGCTTATTGGGAAGCCTCTAAGATTGGCATCAACCTCCCCCGTGAAGGCACTCTTGAAGACTGGCACGAATGGGCCGCTGAATCGCTCCCCATCATCACCGACCACCTTGACCAACTCAAACTAGTAGCCGAATCCGACAAGCTAGAGCGGGGCCGCCCCCACATCTCCACCGTCAAAGAGATGCGCTTCTGGAATTCCGTAGCTACCAAGGTCAAATCCATCTTAGAAATCTCCGGTGAGTGGGTGGTGGAGCACATTGGCGACGGCTACAGATTAGAACCCGTCTGGGCCGAAGACTACGCCGCCGCCATTCTGTTCAGGAACGTCCCTAAGGTCATTCTCGTCTCCGCCACGATGGTGAAGAAGACGATCCATCTTTTGGGCATTGAAGATGACGAAATTGACTTCTACGAGTACGCTTCTTCCTTCCCGCCGTCTCATTCCCCCGTCTACGTCTATCCGGCTACCGGCTCCAATGGCCGTCCCCTTCAGATCAACCACCGCACTTCTGAGGATGATTACGTTCTCTGGACGGCCCGCATGGACAACATCATCCGCCGCCGTCTCGACCGCAAAGGCATCATCCACTCCGTCTCTTATGAACGCTCCCAAACGATCCGCGCCAACTCCGAGTTCTCCGCTCACATGATCGTCCCCAAGAAGGGAAGTGAGACCGCCGATTGCATCGCCCGCTTCCGTGCCGCCAAGCCCCCCGCGATATTAGTCTCCCCCGCAATCACGACAGGATTAGATTTTTCGTACTCCAGCAGTGAGTACAATATCATCCCCAAGGTCCCTTTCCTGGACACTCGTGGCAAGGTCCTCACCGCCCGCCAGGAAGAGGATAAGGAGTACGCCCCCTACATCACCGCCCAAACCATCGTCCAGGCCCATGGCCGTACCATGCGGGCCGCCGATGACCGTTCTGAGTCGTGGATTCTTGATGCAAATTTCATCTGGTTCATCCGCAAATATCACGCCCTTTTCCCATTCTGGTTCCATCGTCTCATCTCTTACCCCCGCACCATGCCTTCTCCACCGGCCCCGCTTAACCGCGAGCCGGAACCATCCACCCTCTACAACCCGGAAGGAGATCCATTACTCACTTCCATCTCAAACACAAACTTGAAAGGAACTTAGCAAAAATGCCCACAGACGTATCCGCAACCACCGCATCTTCCTCGGCCCCCGCCGGAGAAATCCGCCGCCTCTCCAACGCCGTAGACGACATGACTTCCCCCGGCATCGGGCCGGACCAAGCCGACTGCCGCGTCACCTCCATCTCCTACATCTCCTTCGACTACGCGGGCACCATGGCTCACGACCCGGTAGTCTCTGTCAAGGCCACCCTTCTCCCCATCGACGGCTCCAACGAAGGCAAGGAGTTCGACATCGAATGGACCACCGGCGCGAAGATGTCCGAATTCGCCATTGTTGACGACGGCGGCTACCTCGCCCCCACTGGCAGCAAAAACTCCCTCACCAACACCTCCAACTGGGCGCTCCTCCAAAACTCCCTCAAGGATTGCTCCGTGGACACCAAAATCCTCAACGGCCCTCGCGGCATCCGCGGGCTTGAAGGTATGGAATGGACCCTACGCCGTATTAAGCAGCCTGAGCGTTCAGGGCTCGACGCGAAGAACGCCAAAGGCCGGGACAAAGAGTACTACACATGCCTCAAAGTCATCACCCTCCCCGGCGAAAAGAAAGGCGCGGCTGGCCGCAAAGCCCCAGCAGCCCCCAAACCCGCCGCCGCCCCTGCCGCAGCCGCTTCCGCCCCAGCTAATGGCGATGGAGGCTCCTCTAAGCTCCGGGAGTACATCGTGGGGGCTTTGGCTGCCAACTCTGGCACTCTCGCTCTGGACGCCCTCGCCAAAGCCGTTTTCCTCCAAGCCAAAGGTGACGGCCTGGGCGCACGCGAATCCAACGAAACCGCCAAGCTCGCCACCGAGGATTACCTGATCGAGCAATCCATGGAGACCCCCGCTCCTTGGACCTACGACAACGGCGTCCTCACCGCCGCCTAATCGCGCTTACGCCCGCCTCTGCTTATTGGGTAGGGGTCGGGCTGAAGGGGGAACGGGTTCTCACTATTCTTCTCCGGGGCCGCCGTTCCCCCCTTTTTTCTCCCGGAGAACCTAGGAAGTGTTGCTGAGAGTAAACAGAGAAATGGAGAAATATGATGGCGAAGACCAAACGGCGTAAAAGGCACACACGAAGGGCTTTTGTTAGACGCCCATTATCCACAGCCGAAAAGGAACGTTGGAATAACGCGGCTGAAAGTATGCTACAGCACTGCTGCGAAGTGTATGAACTTTCAAGTGGTTTTGATACTGCTGTGCGGGATTCGGTGGCTTCCGGTCTTGCCTACCTTGTGCATGCGGCCTTCGACTGCCGCGCCATCGCTCTGGATTTACAGGATTTCGAGAGCGTAAACGCTTTTATCGACAACTCCACAGCAGAATGGTTCCGTGAGCGTGGCTACGTGGAATGGTTTGCGGCTGGGGCTGCTTCCCTATTCAACACAACGCCGCCACGTCGCCTTGCTGATCGGGTGGTTGTCGTAGTGGGGCGGCGGCACAGAAATAAAAAAGGAAAGGAATAAGAAGATGAGCCAAGTGATTGATACGCCGGGTGGGAGGATTGAGCTGAATGTTAGGGAGTTTGAAGGCAGGGAGTGGGTGTCATTTGCTGCTTATGAAGAGCTTCAGGGGCAGCTTAATGTGCTGAATGAGGATCTGAAGCAGCTTCGGAAGAATGGGGCGGTACTGGATTCGGAGCTGGCGGAGAATCGCCGGATCAATCAAGACAACATCACGATGAAAAAAGACGCGGACAAGATTGCCATTTTCATCCGTGAAAATTACGCCCGTGAGGTCAGCCTGGGGCAGCATACAGCTTTTGGTTCTTTGGCTGATTGCGTGATTTATTACATGGGGCGGGAGAGAAACACTTTGGGAAAAAGGCTATTCCGCCTTTTTTCTAAAAGACCGGAGCAAAAGTGATGGGCGCTCTTTGCTTCGTCACCACCGCCGTAAACCTTCTCCTGATCCTCACGGCGGTTTACCTCTTCTCCGCCCCTAACGCCATGCTCAAGGCTGCGGCGTGGCTGATCGCCAAGCACAAAGCCGCGCAGGAGCGCCGTGCCGCCTTCTTGGGGATTGAGCAAGAGCGCCGCGCCTACGAAGACCAACTCAGGGAAAAACTCTTAAAAGGAATCGAAATCGATGGGACTTATGACGAATCCGAACCTGAACACGCTGGTTATACCGGCATCTGATCTTAACGCGCTCAAAGCCGCCGGGTTCACCGCGCCTACGCCTACGAAGAAGAAGACGCCCCGGATTACGGTGGCGACTCGTGGGAAGACCAAGAACGGGAAGAGCCACTGGGCGCTCATGACTACGCCTGAGCCAATTGGGTACCTGATGCTCGATCCCGGCGCGTTGGAGCTGAGCCAGAAAGCGGTTAATAGGGGGCGGAAGATCTTCCCCAAGTACATCGAGCACAGTAAGAAGGCGGAGCAGGAGGCGGCGAAGGTGCTGTGGGGGGAGTATCGGAAGGCGTGGCGGGCGATCATGGCCACCAAATCGATCAGAACGTTGGTGGTGGATACGATTGACGAAGCCTGGGAGCTGATCCAGATGGCGGAGTTTGGGAAGGTCAAGCAAAACAATAAGTATGCGTATGGGCCGCTGAATGCAGAGTTCGGCGGGCTGATCGAGGAGGCCTATTATTCCCGGCCTGATCTGAATATTGTGCTGATTCAGAAGGTGAAGAAAGAGTACGTGGGCGATAACTGGGATGGGAAGAGTATGAAGCCCGCCGGGTTTGGGACCCTCGATTATCTGGTGGACCTCTCCATCTCCCACTACTTCAAAGAGAAGAAGTTCGGGTTCACGACGCTGGCCAATGAGGCCACACGGTTTGGGCCGCAGTTCGCGGGGTTGGATTTTTTTGATGAAGAGAATTCTTTCACGGATCTGGCGCTTCATATTTTCAAGGAGCACCCTGATTATGATGCGGTTGGGGCCGACCCGGAGTATTGGGACCCGTTGTATTTTAAGAAGCTGGAGGCCGCATCGTGAAGATCACCCAGCTCACTCTACGCCGCCTCTCAATATGCGAATGCGGCTTCGCGGTGCTCGATGACTCCATTCAATTAGGCACCGTATACAACGCAGACGCCGATTCTGTGCGCCATCTCTATCGCTACCGCTGTGGTGGTTGTGGGAAGACGCAAGACAACGTAAGAGTCATCAAGTGTAGTCAGAAGCTTAATCCTGACATGCCGATGGCCCCATTGCCGTTGGCGCTGTTTGAGGTGGCATCGTGATCGAGAGCTTCACTGGAAAAAACTCCTTCCTCTCTAACTTCCACCGCATCCCCGGCGGGATCACTTACGAAGGCGTCACCTACCCGACCGTGGAGCACGCCTATCAGGCCCAGAAGACCACGGATAAGACGGAGCAAGCGGCGATTGCGCGGCTGGAGACGCCGGGGAATGCGAAGAGGTACGGGCGGAGTATTAAGAATCTACGGCCTAATTGGGACAACCAAAGAGTATCGATCATGCAGGATCTTTTGTGGCTGAAGTTCGAGAATCCGTACTTCCGTAATCTTCTACTGAATACCGGCGACAAAGAAATAGTAGAAGGAAACTTATGGCATGATCGGTTTTGGGGCGTACACGATGGTGAAGGCGAGAACCATCTGGGTAAACTCCTAATGGCTGTAAGACAAAGAATCAAAGAGAGGGGCCGGTGATGGCCGCCTCACGCATCCGTTCCTCCGAAGCCACTTCCCGCCGCCGGGTGAACCGCTCCCGCGATCTATGGCTGGACTTCTTCTCCGCCGCCCTGGAATCCCTCCTCTCCTCCGACGACGAAAAGGTGAAGGAGTTCACCGACCAGGAAGCCGCAGAGATCGCCGCCTCCGCCGCCAAAGTTGCGGACAAGGCGCTAGAGAAGACTGAAGAGAGATTCCCAGGCTTATGAAGTTTGCTATTGGAATACTCACACTGCCGTTACAATGCATCGCTTGGCTTATTGGCGCTAATTGTGCCTTCATCTTCGCGGCCTATAAAACGGGTTATAAGGAATGCGTTAAGTGGATGGAGACGCCGGATAAGCCATGAGCGACAGCAATTATTCTTACCGCATGCTTCATGAGATCGTGAAGCGTCATGGCGCGGCGGCTACCTCCCACATCGACATCACCATCCAACCCTTCGTAGTGGTGGTGGAGGGGGAAGAACGAGAACGCTTCTCTAATCTCGCCTGTGCGGAGGATACGGCTAATCTTCACATGGCCGATCTTGTGGCCAAGTATAGGAGTGAGCAGAAGAACCTGCCTGATGACGTGGTGACGATTAAGAATACGACTACAGGAGTATGCTACCGAAGCTTCTTAAAGATGTGGCACGTATCCAGCGTTGTGGGGAAGGGGAAGTAGGCCCCATGAGCGCCTCCGCTGCCGTAGGTCGTCGCCGCCTCCCCACCACCCGCACCTCGATCACACACCGCTTCCAGATTCAGCAGGACGCCGCCACCATCCATAAGGGCTACCTCACTGTGGGCCTCTACGAAGACGGCACCCCCGGCGAAATCTTCATTCGGATCGCCAAAGAAGGCTCAACCTTAAGCGGGTTCGCCGACGCCTTCTCTATCGCCATCAGCATGTGCTTGCAGTACGGGGTGCCACTGAAGGATCTGGCGAATAAGTTTAAGCATATGGACTTTGAGCCGTCAGGGATGACGACGCATAAGCAGATCAAGTTTGCGAAGTCCATCGTGGATTATATTTTTCAGTGGATGGAGCTGAGATTCTCGGAGGTATCATGAAGAAAAATACTATAGTGAAAATTGTTCAAGACGAAAAAAATACGGTCGAGAAGTCTATCTTAGCCAACTCAATCGTAAGGCTCTCCAAAGCCGCCGATGAGCTAAGAAAAGCGTCTGGGCTAAACGATACTGCATTGATTCTTCTGATTTCTGCGTCCTCGCGGGTCGGCAAGCCTGACGTTACAGCAGTACTTAGATCACTGGAGAATCTCAAGAGGGATTACTGCCGGTAGAGCTGATGATCTCCGTGGACGACCGCACAGGCAGCATCGAACTCCTCCCCGCCCTCAGGCAGCTCGCCCCCATTCTCATCAAGCCCTCTAGCGGCGTCCCCATCCCCTCCATTCTCCCCACCCGCCTCCTCTCCTCGGATGTATGCTTCGACGGCGTAGGCACGCAAGGGAAAAAGACCGCCGTGGGGATCGAGCGCAAGCGCGTTCGGGACATGATGAATAGCATACGAAGCGGGCGCTACTCCGGACACCAGCTTCCGGAGATGCTCGATTATTTCGACCACTGCTACCTCATCATCGAGGGCTACCAGCGATGTAGCCGTGATGGGGAGCTGGAGACCTTGATGACGAGCGCCCACCCCTTAGGCGATTCGCTAGGCGGCAAATGGGTGCCGGTCACCGCCGGGAACTCCAGCACCTTCCGGTTCTTCGAGCTGGACCACTTCATCGCCACCCTAGAATCCTGCACTTCCGTGCATGTGCGTAGGACTCATACTGATCACGAAACATGCGCCGAAATACTCTCCCTCTACACGCACCACCAGACGGCCCCCGAAGACCACCACGCGCATCAGGCGCTTCATAAGCCCCAGAACCATGCCACCATCGGCAAGGCGGGCTTAGTAAGAAAGGTGGCGGCTTGTATCGAGGGGATTGGGTGGCAAAAGTCGGCAAACGTGGCGGTGAAGTTCAATACGGTGGAGGAAATGATTAACGCCGACGCCAAGGGATGGATAATGCCGGGAATCGGGAAGGTCTTGGCACAACGGGCCTTCGATCAGTTGAGAGGGAAGTATAAGCCTAAGGGAGAGGAATTGTAGGCATGACCAAGTACTTTTTCTTCGGCGTGCTTTTTGGCTTTATCATCGCCCGGATCGTAGGCACGTTCACCACCAACCGCATACTCTCGTTCGTATGCACCGTCTCTATCACCACGCTTCTGATGTGGTTTCTGAACTATGAAGGGATCTTATGAACTACACGCTCACCTTCCTGTTCGACACCAGCCTTAAAAACATACTCTTGCTCCGTAAGCCAATCACGCACCACAACCCCCTTTTCCGTGGCCGATGGACCGCCCCAGGCGGCAAGATCGAGGACAATGACGGGAACCCAAAAGCCGCCGCAATCCGTGAGACCTACGAAGAAGCTAAAATCAGAGTCTCCTCGGAAGACATGCGCTGTGTTCTTTCGTTCCCTTGCAATTGCGATCCCACAGAAGCAGAGCACGACGTATACGTTTACGCGGCTAGACTCCCTTACGTTTTTCTAGAATCCGCTCACGGGCAGCCTGAGGAGCCGGTCAAGGTATTTGATATTACATATGTGTTGGCAGCGGGGAGTGGTATTAACTTGGTTTGGTACGTAAAGCCAATCATCTCTCTAGCCATTGTGAGGTTGGAGCAAACTCATGCCTAATCTCCCCCGCAAGCGCCCCTCTCGCCCCAGGCGCCGCCAGAACCCCCTCCGTGACGCCCAGCGCCACATGCAGGAGATCCAGGACGCCTTGATCGACCACGGCGCAAACCTCATGGACGAGCTTATGGAGCGTCTCATGGATCGCTTCCTAGGCCTCCCCAACACCGCCACCCGTCCAGCCGCGCCGCCCCCACGCGCCCCACGGCGTACCGCCACGGCCTCCGCCCCTACCCTCTATGACATCTTAGAGGTGAGCGCCTCCGCCTCCCCAGAAACTATCGAGGCTGCCTGGAAAAGTCTTTCCAAGCGTTTCCATCCCGACAATCACACCACAGGGAATGCAGAGAAGATGAAGCTGATTAACGACGCCCACGACATCTTAAGCGACATGAGCAAGCGCCGCCTATACGACCAATTATTAAGGAGCCAGAGATGAACATCGTCAAGCCCTACGCCAAGATCATTTCTGTGGATGGTCTGGTGCCATACAACGAACAAGGCGTAAGAATGGTTGGAGAAGCCACCCTCAAAAAGATCGAGTGGTGCGGACGAATCTCCCACCGTACCGAAGAGGCCCAAGCTGAGGGATCGTGGCGGCGATTCATTCAGGCCGTTGTACTCGACCACGGCGATTGGTCCATCGTCGAGCACGCCTCCGCCACCGTCGATTTTCTGGTGGATCGTGGGATTACCCATGAGCTAGTGCGCCACCGCCTCTTCGCCTTCACCCAGGAGAGCACACGCTTCGTGAATTACGAAAAAAAGATGTCGCCTTCTTTCATTCTTCCACCTCTGCCCGATCCACCCGCAGATCCGAAGCACGTTATTCAGATCAATCAGATTCAGGACGCCTGGGAGTGCGCTATCAATCAAGCCGAAGACTCCTACCGCTGCATGATTAAGAACGGCGTCCCTCCTCAGATCGCCCGTTCCGTCTTCCCCAACGCCCTCGCCTCCCGCATCGTCATCACCGGCAATCTCCGTAATTGGCGTCACTTTCTTCTTATGCGTACTACTAAAGAATCCCATCCCCAAATGCGCGAGGTTACCATCCCACTTCTCCAGGAGTTCAAGGCCGCGATCCCTCTTCTGTATGATGACATTGATCCCAACGCCCGCCAGATCGATAACATGAGGAAGCCACGATGACCGATCTACGCAAATGCAGCTTGTGTGGCGGAATCATCACATTCGGCGACCTCACCGCCGAACGCATGGGCACTTGCAAAGACGGTACTAGGAATCATCTTTGGGAGAAGATTCGCGAGCAAACTACCACACATACGATGATTACGCAGAACAGCATTTTCGTATGGACTGGACCCACATCCAAAAACCTATTCCCAGGCCAACGTGTCCGCATAGTAGACAACCTCTCTCACGGCTTATACTTCTCACCACTCACTTACGCAGAAAACGAAGCACCCATCTATCGGGAGAGCAACGAAGAATCGTTTCTAAAAGTAGCGCGGCCAATGAGCGTGCCTGAATCCACACCCTTGGTCACCTTCTCCTCCGGCGCTTCCTCCTCCCGCGTCCCCCGCTTAGACCTCATCCCCCGCCGCGCCCTCAACCGCATCGCCCTCCGCTTCGAGGAAGGCATAACCAAACACAAAGAACGTGCCTGGAACGCCCGCCAGAACCCCCAGGCCCTCCAGGACAAAGAATTCCTCATCGCCCGCTGCGTCCACGCCATCCACCACGCTCTTAGGCTTATCGACAAGCTTGAGGGCCGCCCAGTCCCCAACCCCGAAGACGATGACGCCGCCGCCTTAGGCTGGGCCGGGATCTGCTTAACCGAGGCGACGGAGTCTAAGCAAGAGTGATCCAACGCATCTACCACCACTACCTCAAATGGGAGGACTGGCAAAACGGCATGTACCGATCCACCATCCAAGCCGACGACGCCGAAGCCGAAGAACTCATCCAATACGCCTTCTCCCTACTCTCCTCCCCCAAGTCCCTCTACGCCTCCATGTCCTCCGTCGTTTTGGACTGGCCTATCGCTTCCGAAGTAAACCTAAGCCACAAATCCATCAACCGTCAAGCATGGCTAGGACAAGCCGCCTGCTGCTACGAGCACCAGGTCCCCGAACACCTCACTAAACAGGCATGGCACCGCCTCACTCTTCTCCAGCAAGACAAAGCCAACGCCATAGCCGACCGCATCATCCGGGAATGGGAAGAAGCCCACGCCCATGCCTAAACACGGCCTAGGCATCAACGTCCTCCGGGCCGCCTGCCGCCGCATCTCCTGGACCTTCGATCATTTCGAGCGCATCTACATAAGTTTCAGCGGCGGCAAAGACTCCACCGTGATGCTCCACCTCGTAATGGACGAAGCCGTGAGAAGAGACAGAAAAGTAGGCGTCCTCTTCATCGACCTCGAAGGCCAATACACTATCACTATCAACCACATCATGCGGTGTTACCGCCAATACGAAGACCACATCGACCCGTATTGGTGCTGCCTGCCTATTCATCTTCGTAACGCCGTAAGCGTATACGAGACTCATTGGGTGTGTTGGGAAAAAACAAAAGAACCAGCTTGGATCAGAACTCCCCCAGCCATAGCGATCACTGATCCGTCCTTCTTCCCATTCTTCCACTCCGGCATGGAATTCGAGGAGTTCGTCCCTGAATTCGGAGCTTGGTACGGCCAAGGCCTCCCATGCGCCTGCTTCGTAGGCATCCGGGCCGATGAAAGCCTCAACCGCTACCGCACCATCTCAAGCCCCAACAAGCAAATGAAGGACGGAGTACGCTGGACCACTCTAGTAACCTCCCCAGAAGTCTACAACGTCTACCCCATTTACGACTGGAAGACCGAAGACATCTGGACCTACCACGGCAAAAACAAATCCCTCCCCCATAATCACCTCTACGACCTCATGCACAAGGCTGGCCTCACCGTCTCCCAGATGCGTATCTGCCAGCCCTACGGCGACGACCAGCGCAAGGGCTTATGGCTCTTCCACCTCATCGAGCCCGAAACCTGGGGCCGCGTTGTCGCCCGCGTAAACGGCGCTAACGGAGGCGCTCTCTACGTCCAGGAATCCGGCAACATGACCGGGTACCGCCGCATCAGCAAACCCGAAGGCCACACCTGGGAAAGCTTCGCCGATCTTCTCATCCGTTCCATGCCTCCATGCACCCGTATCCATTATGGGAATAAGATCGCTGTCTTCAGAAAATGGTGGATGGAACGTGGCTATCCAGACGGCATCCCCGACGAAGCCGATTACAAATTGGAGGCTGACCGCAAAGTTCCCTCGTGGCGGCGAGTGTGCAAAAGTCTTCTTAGGAACGATTATTGGTGCAAAGGCCTAAGCTTCACCCAGCACCGCTCCGAAGCCTACCAAAAATACCTGGACTTGATGAAACGCCGGAGAGAGAAATGGAATCTATAAAGCCCTACGTCAACGCCTTGTTGAAGTATCTTAAGAAGCTCGACACGGATGACTGCGTAGAAGCGATTAACAAGATCAAGCTCGCTATTCATTCTGTAAGCCCACTCAAGAATGAGCCTGTAGACTGCGTACTCTGGATAAAGAGCGATCTAGTGGAAGCCAACGATTACAACCCAAACAACGTGGCTCCCCCTGAAATGAAGCTTCTCCAGATTTCTATCGAGAATGACGGCTACACCCAACCAATCGTCGCCATGGCAGAAGGCAAGGGCTTCGTAGTCGTAGACGGATTCCACCGCAACCGCGTAGGCAAAGAATGTGCCGAAGTCCGGGACCGTGTCCTAGGCTACCTCCCCATCACCATCATCAACTCCGACCGTCAAGACCGCTCCGACCTAATCGCCGCCACCATCCGCCATAACCGCGCTCGCGGCAAGCACCAGATCGACGCCATGAGTGAAATTGTGGTGGAGCTGAAGCGCCGTAACTGGAGCAATGAGAAGATAGGCCGCGAGCTTGGCATGGACCCTGATGAAGTCCTCCGCCTCTCTCAAATCAGCGGCCTAGCCGAAATGTTCTCCAACCGGGAATTCAGCGAAGCCTGGGAAGCCTCCCAGATCAACGAAGAAGACACCTTAGCCTTAGAAGAAGAAAACGCGGAAGGCGGATTAGTGGAATGATCTCCCGTTGCTCCATATGCCCATGCGTTCGTGGCCGCAATCCCATCCCCCCTTCCGGCCCCTCCCCCTGCCGAATTCTTTTCTTGGCAGAAAGGCCCGCCCGTCACGAAGACGAGCAAGGCATCCCCCTTGCCGACCGTGGCCAATCGGGGATGGAGTTTAATAACGGATACCTCCCCCTCTGTGCTCTCTACCGCGAAGACGTAGCCGTTTCTAATGCTGTGCTCTGTTCCGATAAAGGTTACCGTAATCCCAAAGAACACGAAGCCGCCACATGCTCCGCCAAGCACCTCCCCGCCCTCCTCGAAAAAGTAAACCCCCAAGTAATCGTCACCATGGGCGCGATCTCCGCCTCTCTCTTCCCCTCTATCTCCCTAGTCCTTCACCACGGCCTCCCCCAACCCGCATCTTACGGCCCTTGGTCCGGCATCGTCTTCCCCACCTTCCACCCCGCCGCTGGTCTCCGCTCCACCGCCTACATGATCCCCCTTCGCAAGGATTTCGCCGCCCTCCGCCTTCTCCTTAAGGATCTGGACTCCGGCACCTTCTCCTGGCCCTCCGACTCATACCCCGCCACCGACTACTCCGTCCTATGCACTCTCTCCGAATTCGACGCCTATTTAGACCTAGTTGGTGGTATAGGCAGATTCAACGAACACTTCTACGAATTTGGCACAGACACAGAATTCCTCTCCCCCACCCATCCCCACTGCCTAACTTTCTCCCATACCCCTGGCACCGCCCGTCTCATCTACGCCGACAATAAAGCTATCCTTGGTTCCTACGCCTCTTACCTGAAAGCTTACCGCCCTCTGCTCTCTTTCCACGCTTACCTAGCCGACGCCTCCCCCTACGCCTCCATGGGTCTGCCCATCGACCCCAGAAGATTCAGTGACACCATGGTCCGCGCCTACAACCTAGGCATCGGCGGAGGCGGCGACGATGAAGACTCCGGGGCCGCCAGAGGAAGCTTAGGCTTAAAGGTCTTGGCCTATCGCCATCTCAATATGAAGATGCAGTCTTTTAATGATGTGGTTCGCCCTCACGCCCTTCCCCTAGTCTATGATTATCTGGATCGAGCCACATCCTTTCTAGCGTCCTCTGAAGCATCCGATCCTGAACCCTTTTGTATGTGTGGCCACCCACAAAGCAAGCATAAGGAAAAAGGCAAGAGCAAGCGCCATTCCGGCTACTGCCTCCATGAAGCCGAAGAATCTAATTTCGGCCCATGCTCCTGCGAAAAGTTCTCCCGCCGTCCATCCCCTAAGCCCGACAAGCTTACCAATCTTCTCATCCGCAAGCTCCGTGGCCTCTCCACCAAGGTGCTTAATGATCTTCTTACGCCTCATTCTTCCCCCAAACCTGTCGATCCCTGGCACACCATTTCCGAATGGCACCCCTGGGAGATCGATCTCCTCTACTCCCTCTTCGGCCTTCTCCCGGAGAAATCCATCGCCTTAGTCCCCGAAAAGGAGCTGGTAGGGTATGCTTGCCCTGACGCCGATGCCACGCTTAGGCTCTCCCGGTACCTCAATACCTACCGCCCATAAGAAGCCCTAAGCCTAAAACCGCAGAATTTGTAAGCCATTTGTAAAGGACTGTAAAGAAAATGGACCGGCAACTTTTTACAAACCCCTTTCTCCCGTGTTTTTTGTCTCCGGGAGAAGACTATTTGTAAAGGTACGTAAAGAAAATGACCACCCGGTTTTTTACAAACCCCTTTCTCCCGGAAATTTAGGAGTTTTTTCCACGTTTTTACCCCTCCTCCAAATTTCTCCCGGAGACAAAAAACACGGGAGAAAGGCCAAAAAGGCGAAGAAAAGGTAAAGAAAGCGTAAAGTTGACGATTTCTCCCGACGTTTTCCGGCCTTATTGCACACCTAAAAACACCTAAAAACGTACCTAAGTATATGTAGAATGTGTTGATTAGGGGTAATGTGCACGCTGTGATTTTACCAATGATTACGCGTCATAATTGGAAAAGCGTGATATATAATAAGAGGGTGGTTAAGAGAAGAAAGGAGCTGGGGCTTGGTCACTGCTACCGATAACCCGGATGTGTGGCGGGTGGAGATTACGTCCATCCACAGCCAGAGGTCGAAAAGCGAGATTGTATGCTATCTGGTGCTGGCGGATGAGGGGTTGAAGGTTTACTACTCCCACCATTTGTTGTACGAGCGGGCGGTCGCGGCGGGGCCGTGGGGGAGGGCGCAAGCTACGTGGCATTCGATTAACCCGCAGCTTGAGGCGCTGATTGAATCCAATCTGTCGGAGGCGCTTTGGGAAGTGGCGCGGGGCAGAGGGGCGCTGAAGGTACTCCAATTTCCGCATACGGAGCTGAACCGGCTGAACCCAAGCCTGAAGGACATGCAATTATGACGCAGAGATATCGAATTTTCACGAATGATCGGCGTTCAGTGCGCGGTGTGTCGATGTATTCGTGTCTGAGAGAAGTGAGAGCAAGTAGCCCTGAAGCGGCTTTGAAGAAATGCCCCCCGCAATTCAACACGCCGAATTATGCCCGCGCCGTGGCGATCCGTTGGCCGGAAGAAACTCAGTCCGATGATGAGAAGGCTTGGCTCAAGGAGCATGTATGAACGCAGCAGTAAATTTTTACGGCAAGCTCCTCCGGCGTCGGCGCGGTGTAGCTCAAGAGCCAGAACGCTATGCCAATCCTGCCCAAGCCTTCTCCGCACTGCGAGAGCACTCCCACCTGAGCCGTGAGTCTCTCGCCTTCAAGCTGGCGATTTCGGTGCCGATGCTGGAGAAGATCGAATCTGGAGCTTACGGCGGTAGTCCGCAGCTTGACACGGTGGATCGGGCGATAGCCCTAGCTACTGCTTACCAGCTTCCGTCTCTTGCCAAGTATCTGGGCTTCATTCACACGCATCTCCGGATGAAGCCCAGACGCGGCCCTAGACCAGCAGGGCAAAACGAACTCTGGTACATGCCGGAGCGTGAAGGAGTCTCCTGAATCTTATGGCCTACGATCCCGCAGCTCTCGAAATTCTGGACATCCTCGAAGAAGACAGGAAACGTGCGGTCAATGCGAGCCTACGCGAGATCGAGCGTGTCCGGGATAAGATGGACGAAATTCGCGCCCACCCGCAGAATCGTTCTCAAGCGACCATGACGGGCAGCTTCCTCGAATCCATCGGCATCCGGCGCAACCCCAAAGCCAAGCCCACCTTGGTGGAGTTGAATCTGGAGGAGATCGACGCCAGGGAAGAAAAAGAGCGCCGCGAACGTAAGGCGATGCGGGAGAAACAGGGGGGAGAGGCTAATAAGTGTGGGAAGTCGTTGTTAACAAAGGCTAAAGGTAAGAAACGCCTCAGGACGCGCCGCGAGAGGTAGATAGTTGGGGGCGGCGGAGGGGCTGAAAGCCGCTCCTGCGTCGTTTCTGGGGGCAAGGCGAGGCATTGTAGTGCGGGCCGGGATGTGTTGATCCGGGAGAACCGGATACAGAGCAAGGAAAATGCTCTCATGAATCAGTACCGGACTCCGCACTAAAGTAAAGAAAAGAAAGGGCGAAATGGGCAATACTAAGACCTACTACATCGAAGGCGAGCTTCTTCCCGGCACTACTATCGAGCAATTCAAAGAAGCCGTCTACGAAGCCTTTCATTCGACCTACTGCGTAGCGGAGTTAGTAGAGCCTTCCGGCGGTTACTTAGGCACGGCCAAAGATGGCGGGCCTTATGTCGTCGCTGCAATCCACAGCTATTCCATGCGTGGAGATTCTGGCCCAGCCGAAATTGCTAATAAGCTGTTCATTGATCTTCGGATGCACCGCGTTGATTCTGACTGGGCTGATGTATGGGTTACTTTCTGGCACCGCAAAGAAGGACCGTACCACAAGGCAGGGGAATGGCGTGCCCACGATTCTAGCTGGAAACAAGATCCAATAAATCTGGACGACAAAGTATGAAACGAAGAAAGAATCCTGTTTCCCCCAGCTTCGCAGATTCGATCAGCCGGGAAGATCTCTTCTCGATGGCTGGGGCCGCTCTAGGCTCAACCTTGGGCAAGTGGGCCGCTAACTACAAACCGCCGGAGTTCAAACCGTTTAAGCCCAATGCCGTAGTTGCTCTGAAGATGCTTGGAGTTTGCATCCACTGTTCTGGCCGCGCCGCTCATCTAAAACGCGCATTCGTTTCCCCGGGCGAATTACGTGTCTTTGGCCGCACCTGCCGATTCTGCGGGAGAACTCTCAAATAAGATGCGGCTCTACAACGGCGTTCGTTTTATCGATCGGCCTAGTCCCGTAAACGTCAGGAGATTGGATTTTGGGGCTTTGCCGATGATCCAGCTCTTTCATCAGAACGGCATCCGTGTAGACCTCCCCTACCTCCGCCAGCTCCAATCCGATTTCACCTCTCACCACTTCACCCGCATCATCGACGGCAAAGAAAAATCCTTCCGTGGCCAACTCGGCATAGAAGAAGCCTTAATGGCCTCCATCGGCCCTTCCTACCAGGACTTCCACAAAGGCTCCTATCAGCCCTTCAACGTAGGCTCCCCGGATCAAGTCGAGCGCCTTCTCTTCCGGCATCTCAAGATCCAGGGCACCAATCCTCTCCCGCTTACGAAGAGTGAGAAACGCGCTTCTACGTCTGATGATGTGCTTGAGCTTTATCGGGATCGCCACCCGGCTTGTGGCCTAGTCCTAGATTGGCGTGAGCTAGACAAGCTCCTAGGCACTTACGTCCTCCCGCTTCAACAATGGGCAGATTCAAACTCCCGTGTCCATCCGAGATTCTCCGTAACGACTGCCGCCACAGGCCGCCTAGCCGCGTTCAATCCCAATATCCAAAATCAGCCGACCCGTACCGTACTGGGGAAAATGATCCGAGGGGCCTTCATCGCCTCCCCCGGTAACGTGTTGGTTGCAAATGATTTAAGTCAAATCGAGATGCGATGGGCCGCTCATCTCTCACAAGACCCTTTGATGATGGATGTGTTCTTCAGGGATGAAGATGTGCATGATCGGACCGCATGCGAAATATTCGGGCGCGATCTCAACGAAATCTCCACCCTCAAAAAGAAAGTCAAATCGGGAGTGGCCTCTATAGACGAACAGAGAACGTACAAATATTTCACCCAATTCGAGCGCCTCCCCTCTAAGACCCTAGGCTTCGGCATCCTCTACGGCCAGACTGCCCAGGGACTCCTGGAATCGATCATGCTTTCCAAAGATCCCAATTGGACAGATGAGGAGCGCCGCGCATTCGAGCAAAAATGGACCCTCGCCCGTTGTGAAGAACTCATCAATCAGTGGTACGCGACTTACGCCAAGATCAAAGAATGGCTTGAGCTTCAGTATTCGCGTGCCCGCCGCTGGGGCATGGTCTGGGACGCATTCGGACGTATGCGCTACGTTCCTGAAGTCTATTCAGTCCATAAACGTATCAAAAACGAAGGCCTCCGCAAGGCCGGAAATCACGGGGTCCAGTCGAGCGCGACAGGTACCATAAAACTAGGAATGGCAGAGCTTTGCCCCATTACTGAGCTTCTCAACAAAGGTGGTGTTTGCTTGCCTCTCGCCCAGGTGCATGACGAGATTTTGTCAGAGGTGAATAAAGGGCAGGCCAAGGACTACGCGGACGTAGCTACGGACGTGTTGGAACATGCCACCCCGCTTTCTATCCCAATACGGTCCTCTTCGGACGAAGGAGAAAGGTGGTCGGACCTCAAATGACGAGCGATGAACTAAAAATGATTTGGTCCCCTGAAAGCCGACTTTCCGATATCTACGCCACGCTCGACAGCTACGCCGTAGAGATCGTCAAAGACAACTTGGTTTACCGGCGTTGCCCTCTCCATGCCGTGGAACTGTATGAACCGTTGGATTCTTCCCCCAAGATAGATTTCAAAACGTTCACTATCCCCGCCATGGACTTCAAAACCGAAGTGAGGATGATCCGCTTCGGACTACCTCCCGGAGAAACGGACTATCTATCCCATCGTGAGCGTAAGCCCCGTTGGCCCTTCTTCGTCGAGCATCCCATACGAATCATGTTCCTCCTCGCAGATCAGTGGTGGGATTACCGCTTCACACCGGGAAAAAAATACGAAGACCGAAGAATGGAATACGAAAAATGATGACCGCCACCAATCCACTTCTCAAGCCCAAACGCTTCTCCTTCACCGTCCCTCCAGCCTATATCGGAGGCCGCATCCTCATTCTCACCGAAGCCGAACTCCAAACCTTGGCCCGTTGCCTCATCGGCTTAGAAGACGCCCCCCAGGACCTCTTCGATTGGGCTTGGGACGTAACCCACCCCCCGGCCCTGCCGTCGCAGCAGCCGCAGCCACCACTTTCTATTCCCAATCCCCATCAGCCTCACCGTTTCGATATGGGCGGCGGCAGCGGCATCCCTGACCGGCCTTGTTGCCTTTGTGGGGAACCGGATCGCCACCCGATTCACATTATCGATATTCCCCTGAGTACCATCCCTCCCACCCCTTAAGGTACTAGGAAAAATCGGCGACGAAATCCATGCTCCCAATTAGTGGGGCCGCGTAGACATGACCATGAACTCCGACATCGAAGACGTAATTCAGGCGGAGAGACGACGCGGTAAAAGACCCGTAGATATAGAAACGAAAAGGTTTGTACTGCGCATCAAACGCGGCCTCAAACGTCTATACGACGACGGCAGAAGCGAAGAAGATGTTAAATCGTTTATCGTGAACGAGTTGAGGATAAAGCCCGACGATCCACGGGTTTTGGCTGCTTTGAAGATTTGGCGGATGCTTTCGTAGCCTTCTCGAAGGCCGAAATCCTGGCCTTTCGCTCAGGGAGAGAAACTTCCGAGATCGCACCGTATAGCAGCTCGGCCATCTTGCCAAGCCCTTTATCAGAGGAACTGCGCATGCTCAGATGATCACAAAAAGGCAGGATCGGTTCAACTAGTTGATAGTAGCGCAATGTCCGTAACGTTCAGATTATAAAGCTTCATATATTTTTACACCTAGCTGTCCAGATGGTACCTTGCGCAACTACGCAATCAACCCTATGCTAGAGCCTAAAGGCCGAATGAAAAATAAAAATATCAGCGAAGAGGCAAAAAACACGACCATCGACCGCACTGAGTTCGACGCCATCATGAAGAAGTTGATCGGCACGAAGCCGATAACCAAACAGGGAATAGCCGCAAAGGTTAGGCGCGAGGGCCGCGACGTTTCGTTCGCGGGGAGGCGCTCGGTCCAGCGGTCAACTTCGCATAAGGCAGCGCCGCCGTTATCGCCAAGCGAATGATGACCGCCTGAAATAGGTCGGCTTCCTTGCGATTGTTGTACGACCAACACCGCTCATCCAAATACCTCTGCAAATGTTTAACGGAAACCCAGTGGTGCTGGCCGGTCAGTTGGCGCTCAAATAGTGACCAGAAGCCTTCCAGCGTGTTCACGTGAACGTCGCCGCGAACATACTCACCGCGCGAGTGTATGACTATCTCGAACAGACCTGGGCGCTCGTGGCGCATGTGGCGATATCCGGACCATTCGTCGGTGTAGATCTTGGCGTCCTTTGCAACGTGCTCCCGAACGGCTGCGCGAATCACTGGCGTTCCGCGACCAGGAACGGGGAAGGCGACAACTTGCGAGGGTTTTTCTTCGTTCGAGCGTTGCACCACACCCATCACCGTTTGCTTATGAGTCTGCCGCTCTTCATGCCGACGTGGGTCAAAGCGTCCACCAATGTAGGTTTCGTCCATCTCGACCGTACCGCCGAATAAGCCGCCTTCTGCCTTCATCGCTTCACGGATACGGTGGGATACATACCACGCCGTCTGATAGTTTACCTTCAGATCGCGCTGAAGCTGTGCCGCACTCATGCCCTTTTTCGCGTTGGTAAGCAGCGTGACGGCGATGAACCACTTCACTAGGGGCAAGTGCGAATCGTTGAACAGGGTTTCAGTCTTGGCCGTGAACTGGTAGCCGCATTCTTGGCACTGGTAGAGATGCCGTGCGGGGATCTTGCGCCCCTCTTTTTCTCCGGCCTTGGGCTTTCGCTGACCTTCTTTCGTGGAAAACTTCGTGATCTTGTCGGACTGGCAGTCCAATTCTCCGGTTTCCTCGTTCCGGTGAATGCAGCGGACGCCTTCCGGCCAACGGGCCTTTTCCAGGTAGTTCAGGCAGGCTTCCTCGGTTCCGTATTCGGTGGCGATCCGTATCAAGTCCATGCCTAATTATGGCTTAGATCGATCCACTGTGTCAAGTGGATAAATACGGAAAAATCCTATGCAATTCTCCGGGAGAAAAAGGGAGGAATAGGGAGGAATAGGGGTAAGATCGTGAAGGAGAGGAAAAGAATGATGACGTTTAAGCAACACTTAAAAGCAATCGGCGCATGCCAAGAAGCCCGTGTATGGGCTGGGGATCGCACGGCCAAAGAGGCATGGGAGCAATGCGAACGGGCGGATTGGCTATTGTGGTGGGCTGCTAAGGATGGGGCCTCAAAGCAAGAGATCGTGCTTGTGGCGTGCGCGATTGCCAGAACAGTGTTACACCTCACGAAGGACCCACGAGCGTTAGCTGCTATTGAAGCGGCGGAGCGTTGGGCCGATGATCCGAGCGAGGAGAATCGACGCAAGGCGCGGGCTGCTGCTGCTGATGCTGCTGCTTATGCTGCTTATGCTGCTGATGCTGCTTATGCTGCAGCTGATGCTGCTGCTGATGCTGCTGATGCTGCTGCAGCTGATGCTGCTTATGCTGCAGCTGATGCTGCTTATGCTGCTGATGCTGCTGCTTATGCTGCAGCTGATGCTGCTGCTGATGCTGATGCTGCTGATGCTGCACGGGCAGAATCGCACGCCAATTCTCTTGCATTAATCCGTTCCCGATTAGCACAACCTTGGTCTGAGGACTTTACTGTGGAAGCGACCAAATGACCCGCCCCTCCTTCACTTCCCTCCTCGTACTCTTCGGCGTAGGCCCGTTCTTAGGCTTATGCCTCGATCTGGCACTGATGCGTTGGGGGATGTGCCGATGCCTGTAGACCTATTCACCCGCCAGCAATTCGAGGCCGCTCTCCCTCACGACCAACACGGCGTCCTATGGGTCTACCGTGGAGTGCAGGATGGGGAGCATACCTACCATCTGATGGTGCCGAATAAGCATCTTCCTACGCTGGGGATTATCATCCGTTCCTCTGTCCACGAATCTGGCACGTCCGCCGCCGCTGGGGAAGATTCGATCCGGTGCTGGTTAGCCGACATCGAGACGGATAAGCCTTATGGGAGCAAGATCAAGAAGTATGTGACGCGGGTGAAGGGATGGGAAAAGCGGCTTACGGATAGGCTGCGGCTCCTTTACAAGCTGGGGCTGAGTCTTACGCCTTGTCCTGGGTGCAAGGAGATGCGGAAGGCGTTTGTGGTGAAGGCCCCCACGGATAATCATGGGCGGTTCTTTCAGAACTGCTCTACGCCGGAGTGTAAGCGGGGGTTTGCGTGGATTGAGTTCAAGACGCCTACGCCCAAGCCTACGCCTGTGCCCGCGTCGGAGCTTGTGCATGGCTAATCCCATCAGCATCAGCCCCAAGCAGAAGCAGTACCGCCGTGCCCGTTTACTGATGGAGCATGTGCTTGCGCTGGGGCTGCCACAGAAGCAGTACGATCTGGCGGTGGAGCTGAAGGATAAGATCGACGAGCTGATCCAATGGGAGGAAGGCGTCGATTACTTGACGGGTTGGGGAAGAAAGGGAAGGGGGAGGGGGCCGCAATGACTGAAGACGAAAAACAGAAGTACTTCGAGCAGGGTTACGACCAGTGTTTTGCGGAGATCATCGACGAAATTGAAACGTGGGGCCATCCCGACAAGCGGTCGTTTATCTCCTGGCTGAAAAAAGCGTTCAAATTATCCGCAGCCAAACTTGAGGCGAGCCGAAGATGAGTATCGTTAGAGGCTTGGTCCTCTCCGGCATCTTGCTTGCCGCCGCAACCTACGCCGTGATATTTGTGTCGTTTTATGCGTTTCCAGTGAATCGGAGGAAGAAATGATTTGGGCAGCAACTGGACATAGACCGCTTAAACTAGGCGGCTTTACAGCTTTCGCTCAAGGGAAGCTTATGGGCTTCGCCTTGCGAGAAATTGAGAATATGGCCAGCGCCGACGCCAGCCTGAAGCTAATCTGCGGCATGGCTGATGGATGGGATATGGCGGTAGCGTCCGCCTGTGTAGACTCCGCCATACCATTCATTGCCGCTGTACCTTTTCATGGCCAGTCAGACTTATGGCCCGTCGAGACGCAACGCCGGTACTTCAAACTATTGAAGGAAGCTGAATCCGTTACAGTAGTGTGCGCGGGCACTTACGACGCCTGGAAGATGCAAGCCCGTAATCAATGGATGGTGCAACGGGCTGATAAGATTCTGGCGCTTCACGACGGCTCAAAGGGCGGCACCTGGAATTGTATCAAATATGCGATTGAGCAGAAGAAGGAAGTTGTGAATCTGTGGGGGAAGTGGGAGAAATTCAATGCCTAAAATCTGCTATACGCCCAAGAACTTTAACGCCCGCTCCATCGCGATGATCGATAAGGCAAACGAAATCATCACCCAGTACGAAGCCCAAGGCTTCACCCTCACTCTCCGCCAGCTCTACTACCAATTCGTTTCCCGCGACCTCATCCCGAACCAGGAGAAGTCTTACAAGAATCTAGGCTCCCTTATCAACGACGCCCGCCTTGCTGGCCTGATCGACTGGGAGCATCTTGAGGACCGCACCCGCAACGTGCGCCAGAACGCGCATTGGGCCGACCCCTCTTCCATCGTAGAGGCATGCGCCTATCAGTTCCGGCATGAGAAGTGGAACACCCAGAAGCAGCGGCCTGAAGTATGGATCGAGAAGGACGCCCTCATAGGCGTGATCGCAGGCGTATGCACGGAATTAGACGTGCCCTACTTCTCGTGCAGAGGCTATACCTCTGCCTCGGAAATGTGGGCCGGGGCGATGCGGCTGCAGGGGTATAAGAAGCGGGGGCAGACGCCGGTGATCTTTCACTTAGGCGACCACGACCCTTCCGGCCTCGATATGACCCGTGATATTCAGGACCGGCTCAATCTCTTCACTCGCGGCGACGTGAGGATGAAGCGGCTGGCGCTTAACATGGATCAGATCCGTGAGTTCGATCCTCCGCCCAACCCCGCTAAAACCACGGATGCCCGCTTTCAGGCGTACCAAGAAGAATATGGGGATGAGAGCTGGGAGTTAGACGCCTTAGAGCCGACCGTGCTTGTGGCGCTTATTCGGGAGGCTGTGGAGGGGATAAGGGATGCCGACGCTTGGGAAGCCGCTACGGAAGCCGAAGATCAAGCCAAGGCCCATCTACAACTCGTGTCTGACCACTGGCAGTCTGTTACTGAATTCTTAGAAGAGTCCTAATATGGGGCCGCTACTGCGGGAAAACCACCGGATGGCTGGATCACTCTTTCCTCCGGGTCCGGCGCATTCTTGGGTGACGTGGGATGCGGCCCCGCCAATTTCAAAAGGGCGAATAGAAGATGAGGCGTAAGCAAGTAAATCGCTTGACACTTGAGCAGAGGCTACTGCGAGCGCGTAAAATTGCAGAGGATAACGCCAAGCGCCGATGCCCTGATTGTGGGCGTCTCTGTCGATGGACAGCCGGAAACTACGGAATGCGTGCCCGGTGTGAGCATTGCGGCGGCTGATCTGGTGGTACTACAGAAAAATCCTAGTACAAATCCCCTATCCTCCCGTGTTTCTCCGGGAGAAAAATGGGGGAAGTTGGGGTAAGGTGGAGGTGGGAGGAAAGTAGAAATGGCAGCAAACAATCAAGGCATAGTTCACTACGCACCGCAAGGGCGCGTTTATTGTGGTAGACAGGACGCCCACATTGCAGTTCGTGAGGCGGATCGTTTCGACAAAGAGCCAAGACAGTGTAAAAAGTGTGCCTCTAAATTGGCAGAAGCACGGGAACGTACCGCCAAAGCAGTATGGAATCCTCGCGGCGGCATCACAGGGGGATTGTAAAAATGACCCCCTCCAGCGCCCGCCCCTTCATCCCTTCACCCCAACAGCTTGCCGTATTCGAATGGGTACGGAACGGCCATGGCAGCCTAAACCTCATCTCCTACGCGGGCACAGGTAAGACCACCACCCTTATGGAGATCGCTAAGATCATCCATGGCTCCGGCTTTTGCGGCGCTTTTAATAAGGCCATTGCCGATGAATTTTCCGCCCGCCTGCAAGCTCAAGGCTCTCACCACGTCAAAGGCGCGACCATCCACTCCGCCGGGTACGGGGCATGGCGGCAGGTGGCGAAGCGGTTGCAGACGCCGGACGGGCAGAAGGTCAGGAAGATCGCCAAGACCTCCACACCGGCGGCCATGTGGGATAAGAAGCTGGTGAGCGTCATCTGCTCCGCCGTAAGCTTCGCTAAACAGAACTGCTTAGGCGTACGCGGGCAGACCTCACTGTCTGATACCAAGCCCTGGGAGGACATCATCGACTACTACGACATCAGGGAGGAGATTCCAGGTGGGATGCCCACGGAAGACTTCATCCAAGTGTGCATCAAGGTCTACAGGGAGAGTTTGGAACAGTGTGAGCAGGTGATTGATTTCGATGACATGCTCCTGGCCCCCCTCTACTACCATGCGCCGTTCCGGAAGTACGATTGGGTGATGATCGACGAAGCCCAGGATACCAATACGGCGCGGCGGCTGATCGCGTATGAGATGATGCATAAGAACTCCCGGCTGGTGGCGGTGGGTGATCCTCATCAGGCCATCTACGGATTTGCCGGGGCTTCGTCCGATTCGATGGAGATCATCAAGCGGCAGCTCGATTCCAATGAGCTTCCTCTATCCGTCACCTACCGCTGCCCCAAAAGCGTGGTGACAGTGGCCCAGACGTGGGTGCCTAAGTTTGAGGCGCATCCGTCCGCCCCTGAAGGCGATGTCACCAACCTCACCCATACAGATTTCTGGAAGGTCGCGCAGACTGGCGGCCTCTCCCCCGACGACGTAATCCTATGCCGGAACACTCGGCCCCTCGTCGGGGTGGCCATGCGGCTGCGGGAGATGGACATCGCATGCGTGGTAGAAGGCGCATCCACTAAAGGCTTGATCGCCCTCGCCACCAAATGGGGGGAGGACATCGGCATAGAGGAGTTCCTGGAGTATCTGGGCGCTTACCAGGATTCGGAATCGAAACGCCTTGAGGACGCCGGGAAAGAGGGCAAGGCGGAGGCCTTGGTGGACCGCTGCGAGATACTCAAAGACCTCTGCCATTACCGGAGCGTCAAGACGACGGATGATCTGGTGAATAAGATTGAGTTTCTCTTCGGCGACAATCAGCAGGACATCCTACGCCTATGCACCATCCACAGATCGAAAGGCCGGGAGTGGGATCGCGTATTCTTAATCGGGCGCAACCGCTATATGCCTAGTCCTTACGCACGGAAAGATTGGCAGATTCAGCAGGAAACCAACCTTGCTTACGTAGCCGTGACCAGGGCTAAGAAGGAGCTGGTGGAGATTATGGTGCCCTTTAAACGGCGGGATGGCACGGAATGGTGGGAGGCGGAGTTTAAGAACCGGGCGGAGAGCGGGGAGGCTACGGCCTACCCCGACCGGGCGGAGAAAACGGTGGAGCTGGAGTATGCAAGCGGCAGGGTGGAGACGGTGCCGATGGAGGAGGTGCTTTGATGCCTGAGTTACTGGAGAAGCTAAAAGTTCATACAGATAGACTCCATGCGTTGCTGGAGAAGCCGGAGCCGGGGCTAATGACTTGGAACCTATTCGTGGGGGATACATGGCTTGAGATCGTCAAGCTATGGGATGGAAGGGAGAAATAGGATGCCCTTCCCCATCCCCATCACCCCCCGCGATCTCCGGCTGATGCGCCAACAGCTCCGTAAACCCCAAGAAATCATCTGTGGTGACCCGATCACCCACATCCGCTACACACTAGTAGCCATGGACATGGTTTCATGCGGTAAAACGGTGAAAGCCAAGATCACGCCACCTACGCCAACGTCACCAAAAAAGGGGGTGATGTAGAGTCATGCCCTTACGCCTACGCCTCCATCTCCCTCCCCGCATCGATTCGTGGCTCTGGAAGCACTGCCGCCCTTACCGCCGCCAACAGATCCGCCAAGCCAAAATCTCCCATCTCTTCCACTGCGACATCTGCCACACCACAGACGGCGTGTCGGTCCTAAAAAACGGCGGCCAGCTCTGCTCCGTGTGCCGGGAGGTGCTGGAGAATTTGCCTCTTGACACTCCCCCCTCTACCCCTTAATCTTACTCAGGAGCTTATTCTTCAATGGCTAACCCCAAACTTCAATACGGTGACGACGCCTACCGCATCGTTGCAGGCGACGGCACAGAAGGCGAACTCTTCCCCTACGGAGAAGCCGCCACACTCGACGCCGGTGGCCACCGTTTCCTCGCCTTCATCGATATCGATCCCGATGACCCTAAAGACGTTGTGAGCCTTCTCCCGGAGAACGAATGGCTGGAGATGGATGGGAGGGACGTGGGGGAGGTGGAGCATGAGGATGTGGAGTTCCAAGTCGCTGGGGAAGGCGAAGGAGAAGGGCAGGCGGAGGCTCAGGTTGAGGCGTCGGTAGAGGATGATGACGAGGATCTTGACGGGGACGAGGACGAAGACCTTGACGGCGCTTATGAGGGCGTGGAAGATGATGACGAATCGGACGGAGACGGGGACGAAGAAGAGGAATTGCAGGTAGCTGGACGGCGGCAGTAGGTAAGCGTAGGCAGGTAAGGCAGAAATAGAAAGGGCGAAATTCGGGCTAGGGCGTGGCTGGCATGCGTATTGGCCCGATCTCCCCACCAAAGTATTCACAAATCAAAAAGGAGAACGAAATGACCGCAGAAACACAAACACAGGCTCAAGAAGGCGGCGCTGACCACGTATCGAACGTGACCGCCCCCTTTGATCTCGATTCGATGAAGGCCGTGGTGCTCCCGGAGAACGTGACGGAGCTAAATGTCTCGGAGATCGTGCTTGATGACGAAATGCAGGTGCGCCGGTACGCGCCGGACGCGAAGAAGATTGTGGAGCTGGCGCATGACATTGTGCGGCAGGGGCAGCTCTACCCCATTCTCTACCGGGTGGTGGGGACGAAGAACGTGGTGGTGGACGGCGCGAACCGCGTGCGGGCCATCGAATACATCAACGAGAATAAGCTGGCTACTAAGCGCATGAAGGTGAAGGCCATGCTGGTGGATCTGACGGACGTGGAGGCGTTCACGGCAGGGGCGGCGGCGAATATCAGACGGTTTGAGATGAGCCCCATTGATCATGCGCGGGTGATTAAGGTGATGACGGAGCAGTTTGGGCTCACCCGGTCGGCAGCGGGGAAGATCCTGGGGCATTCGCCTACATGGGTGACGGAAGTGTCCCAGATGGCGGAGTTTCGGGCGCATATCCAGAAGGCCATTCATGAGCGCAAGATCGGGTATACGATTGCGCGGAATCTCATTGGGCTGGACAATGACGAGCAGGATGAGATCGTGGAGGAGATTCTGAAGGGCGGGGCCAAGAAGGGCGCGGGCGTTACCAGGGATAAGGTGAGGGCGAAGAAGCGGGCCAAGGCGCAGGCGAAGGGGGATGGACAGTCGGAGGCGAAGATTAGTCTGACGAATCGTGAGTTGCGGGCGATGTTTGAGAGCCTTGCCGGGGTGGGGAAGGAAGCGGAGAAGGCCCAGGCGAAAGGCGAGGAGTATGAGTGTAAGTATTCGGGAAAGGTTCAGGAAGTGGCGCTGGCGCTGATTAAGGCGCTGGACGGCAAACTGGGCGAGCGGGCGCTGGCGAATAAGATTGACGCGGCCCGCTGAAGAAGGAAAGCCCCAACCCACCTCCAGGGTACGTCAGCCATCTTAGTCCGAATGGTGGGGCGAATCGGACTACAGGCTTGTAGAAGTCTGACTGCGTGTGAGGTTTCTCCAGGCGGGGATCGCCTCACGCCCCATGTGGCCCGAATGGGGAGACGAATCGGGCTTTAAGAGCAAGGTGGGGGAGAAAGGGGAGCAATCAATGCAGCGGCTTATCGGCAAGAAAATCGAGAAGGTGTTTATCGGTGAGGCAGAAGAGAGCTTGTATGTAACTACCGATCAGGGGATTCTTAAGTTTACTGTTTCAGGCGATTGCTGTTCGGAAAGCTGGTTCTCTGACATCTACAATTTTGATGCCCTTACGGGCGGCGTCGTACGGACGGTGGAAGATATCGAATTGCCCGGGGATTCTGCACTTGACAAAGTGTAACCGGCGGTTACGCCCTAATGGTTTCAGCGTGACAGGCTGGCTGGCCGTAGTGTGCCTGCTCTATGGTTTTTTGCCGATGGCGATCTCTATGGGAAAGTCCTCGGGCACGCCTACGCCGATTACGCGGCGATGTAACCCGCCTCCCTTGAGCGCGTTCCCACGACTCGTGATGCCGATAACAACCAGTGCCGTCCCAGACAGGTTCCAAAACAGCAACCATCTGCTTGGTTTATCTGGGGGGCGTATGATTCCTCGCGACCATTCGTGCCGATCATCACGGTATTCCTTGACGATCACACCTAATTCGATGGCTACGCCGACTATGACGAGAGCCGTCCAAAAGTTCATCCAGTGGTCAAGGACGGACCAAGATTTCTCAAGATCACTAAGTCTACTGGACAACGCCAATTCTAAAGCGGATGCAGCCATGAGACGCTTTTACGGCCATGCACAGCGACTGATGCTTATACAGATCGTATCCGTATGCGTCCTGTTATTCGCTGCGTTCATCGCCGTTTTCTTTATTGAGCGCGGTAAGTTATGAGCGGATGGCGCGAGGGTCGAACCCGCACGCGCTGGTTGAGGGCGCGACCTCGGCTTATAAGGCCGGTCCAATTACCGTTCTGGCAGCCATCCGCGCAAGAGCCTGCGATCAGGCCCATGCAGACAATTGCAGATTATAGAGGGAATTGACATGCTACGCAATACCAAAAAATTGAAAACACTTGCTCGGGTTGAGCATCCGTTCGTGACTATTGCACGGGTCCTTCGTACTTACGAAGAATGTCTAACAGTTTGTTAAAGAGATTGCCGACGATTGGAAAGCGTGATCAAGCCCCCTCAAACCACTCCCGTGCCCTAGACTCTACCATGCTCTCCGGCACCAGAAATGGCTTATCCACCACCTGCACCATCAAGCTGGTTTGGATGTAAGAGAACTTGAGCTTCACCCCGAACTGCGGGAGGTGGATCTCCCCCGCGTCCCCATTCACCCTTACCCCGTCCACCGCCAGCTTCCGCTTCTTCGCTTCAAACTGCTCCCGCGTAAGATTGACCGTAAACATTTTTGTCTCTTCCTATTCATCCCTCTCTCATACCGTGGAGAGCTTCATCGAACCGTGCTGACCATTCTTTCTCTGGGAAGGTGCGAGCGTATAGAAACGCGATTACCTCGGAAATGCTAAAACCTCCACGGCAGCCCCCCGTAACGAGCGCCTCTTGGGATCCGAACATCGCGCAATACACTTGGTAAGCGCGCATGGTAACGACCTTGGGCAACCTCTCCGGTGGGTTATGTGTTTGGATCGGATGTGTTTCCACTTTTTGTGTGTCGCTCATGCTGTCACCCCCTCCTCTTCGCCCTCGCCGCCAATATCGTCCGGTGGATTATCCGGGTCATACTTCATGAACTCATCCACAAACTTTCTCACCACCAGATCCTTCCCCCGGATCTCCCTGGCGATAGGCTCAAACGTATTCAGAGCCATGGAGAACGTCTCCCCGCCTTGGGCCTTGATCTGTTCGTAGGTGGCCACGTCCGTCAGATCGATCAGAAATTCCGCGAACTGATCCCCGCCCAGCCCCCGGTTAATATGGTTCAGCACGGGCCGCGTAATCAGTCGCATGAAATCCAGATACCCATCATCCCCTGCCGCCGCCGCTTCACCTTCTACCGGCCCCGCTCCCGAAGGGATCGCTTGGGGGGTGGCCTGATTAGGTTGAGGCGTAGGCGCTGGGGTAGGCATCGGCATAGGCTGAGGCGGCTGCATCTGCACCACCGCCCCCCGCTGGATCGCCTGCTGATACACAAATGCTTGATAGGCATTCACCCCCGTCGCAAAGAGCCCGTTAGCCGCCGTAAGAATATCCGGCAAGGCCTCAATGATCCCGGCCTTCGTATCCACCGCCTCCGCCGCCGCCCTCGCCCCCGGCATCTTCAGCCCCAGCCGCTCCGCGATCTTAAAGACCCTCTCTAAGCCGCTTTCCAACGCATCCCCGCCCCCCGGCG